AGTAGAAATATTAGCAACTGTAACGTTTGCCTCAGGTGTAGTTACTTCAGTTGAAGTGAGAACAGTTCCATCAAAAGTTAATCCTGATGAATCTTCTAGTTCACCGGAAGTACCCACCAAAACAACTCGACCATCCGTTAAATCAGAAACTTTAACTGTCGCTACAGTCGCATCACTAGTTGCATAGAGTGTTCCAACATTTGCTACTGTAACATTAGCTTCAGGAGTAGTTATTTCTGTAGAAGTTAAGACGGTTCCATCGAAAGTTAAATTCGTACTATCTTCTAATTCACCAGAAGTTCCAGCAAGAACAACTCGACCATCCGTTAAATCAGAAATTTTAGCGGTTGCTATAGTCGCATCACTAGTTACATAAAGGGAAGAAGTATTTACTGAAGTTACATTAGCTTCATGAGTAGATAATTTTATTGTTGGTGATACTACAGAACTATTTGCTATTTGAACAGTATCAATTTTTAATACACTATCATCAGTAGATTTATTAATATGCCAATCTTGATTAGAATCCCAAGATTTAGATGAATCTGTATATACAATTGTTTTATCTGTTGCACCTTTTAAAGTAAAACCTCCACCATCTGCTGTAGAATCTGTTGGTGTATCAACTGAACCTAACTCTATATTTTTATCATCAACAGTTAATGTTGTACTATCAATAGTAGTTGTCGTTCCTTGAACTGTTAAATTTCCTGAAACTGTTATATTTTTACCAACTGTAATTCCACTAATTACTGATATATCATCAATACTCGCTGATTTTGAATACAATGTCGCAACATTTGCTACTGTAACATTAGCTTCAGGAGTAGTTATTTCTGGTGAAGTTAAAACTGTTCCATCAAAAGTTAATCCTGAAGAATCTTCTAATTCACCAGAAGTTCCAGCAAGAACAACTCGACCATCAGTTAAATCGGAAACTTTGGCGGTCGCCATAGTTGCTGATGTTGTGATATATGCGGTACTAACATTTGCTACTGTTATATTCGCTTCAGGTGTAGTCACTTCAGTCGAAGTTAATACAGTTCCGTCAAATGTTAAATTTGTACTATCTTCAATCTCTCCACTAGTACCTGCAAGAACCACTCTTCCAGAAGTTAAATCAGAAATTTTAGCAGTTGCTATAGTCGCATCTGATGTAATATATGCAGTCGCAATATTCGCTACAGTTATATTCGCTTCAGGAGCTGTCATCTTGGTAAATGACAAATCACCCACAGTTCCTGTAGTTGCATAGAGTGTTCCAACATTCGCTACAGTAATGTTAGCTTCAGGTGTGGTGATCTCAGTCGAAGTTAAGACAGTTCCATCAAAAGTTAATCCTGATGAATCTTCAATTTCACCACTAGCTCCAGCAAGAACAACTCGACCATCCGTTAAATCAGAAATTTTAGCGGTCGCTATAGTCGCATCTGATGTAATATATGCAGTAGAAACATTTGCTACAGTGATGTTCGCTTCAGGAGCCGTTATCTTACCTGTAACAGTAACTTCACCTTCAGTAGTTACATCAATATAATTTTTTATTCCGGTTCTTCCTCTATATCTCGCACCTGAAGATAAGTAAATGGATCTACCAGAAGATAATTCAGTAGGAACACCACTAGTTCCAGCAAAAACAAGAACACCAGCATCTACATCGAAATAAAATTCATAACCATTCGCCCCAGGCTGTATTACTTTATAATATGCCGCACCACTTAAATCAAAATTTTGTCCGTGATATCCTGATGTGGCAATTACAATTTTAGTAAGATACTGAGCACCATATAGACCAAATCCAACCCATCCACTGAGTCTGGTGGATGCATTATTAAGAGTTGAACATGCTAGATATGATGTTCCATCCGCTACTGTAGTATCAAGTGTCATTTCTATAACACCTGAAGAAGCTCCATTATCAGTTCCAACACCAACACTTGATTTGTATTTGTAAATAAGAAGGTCAGTAGTATTAGTCTCAGGCATTGCGGCTGGAATATTATCACTATCTATCCATAAATCTTGGGCAGGATTAGGAGACGGACTTCCTACGGATTCTTGAACAGGAGATTTTACGCTATCTTGTCCTGTTCTAGCAACACCATAGTTAATCTTTTTATCTAATCTATTAGTTAATATTTCATTTGTAATTGCCATTTAATTAATTCTCCACATTAATATTCGACACATGTTTGTCACTTGCTAATCCAAATCTAATTAATATTGGACAATCTAATGCAATACTACCTGAACCACCTGTACTTGCTGTGCCTAAATTTAATTTAAATGTAGCATTTGTTCCGGCGGATCCTATAACACCAGTACCTCCATCGTTTGGATCTCTTACTCCATCACCACCATTTCCTCCAGTTCCAGAACCAGGCTGGCCCGCACCACCATAATCAGTATTACAATCTAACCAACCATTAAAACCACTTGAAGTATCTGTTCCTAATCCAGGTAATGCAATCCACAATGATGCTATTGTTCCCGTATATTTTATTGTAAAACTATTAATGGCTTTTCTACTAAAAACTAAAGTAACAAATTGGTTTCCTGCACCCCTACTTGAATTATTTGGATTATTAGTTAACCCTGGCAAATATGTTTGCCAATTTGTATCATCCCAAACAAATCTTCCCCCACTTGTATATAAAAGTGGTGCTTCATATGTTCCTAATGCTTCTGTAGCAGATACCCAATTATTATCAGCATAAAAATTTGCTGCTGTATATGATGGATATACACTTGCATCATCAAATCCTTCAACCCGTATTAAATCCCCTTTGCCTGATATTGCTGTTCCTCCAGTTATATCATTATCCATTGATTGTTCGTCTAAACTTACACTATTATACCAATACAATGAATTAGTACTATTATTTTGATAACTTCCGTAACCATTAATGTTTCGAGATCTTAGTTTTATAGTACCTACTCCATATCCAGAACCAGAAACGCTTACTGTTGTTGATAATCCAGTTGGACTTAGATTAACAGCAAGAGGAGTTGAAATTCCAGTTATACTTCCATATGATTTTGTAGTCGTTGATAATAATGATCCTGACAAAGGTGCAATTTCAAGTGGATCTTCGTCTGCATATGTTTGTCCTGACAAATTATTAATGTCTAAACTAGTTATAGATAATGATCCTGATGAATCAAAATATCTTATTTGTGACATATATCTTGGAGTTCCAATACTATCTAATCCTACTGCATAACCTGATTGAACTGCTGGAGCAGTTGTCATTGTATCAACAACAAATTGAGCTACAGCAGTATCACGTTGTGTACTACCGCTGCTGAATAATTGTCTAATAGCGTATGTATTAACACCAGCACTTAATGCACTTGAACTTTCTACTTTGGATTTAAATACCCTATACCAATTATTGGGTATAGTATTTTGTGTACCTGATCCTGAGGCGGATGAATCAATATCATAAGTTATTATTAATGATCCCGTTGTTCCTGTGTCGCTGCCCGTTGTAAATGTTTTAATACTACCACCAGTTTCTGCTGTTCCATTAATAACTGCTCTTACATTACCTGTATTATCTCCATTGGATGGAAATTCGTTTGCATAACTATGTTCGCCTGATGTGGGTGTAGTATCTTCTGTGCGTGTTACTGTTGCTCCTGCCGCTGGAGCTGATTCACTACTATTATTTGTAACACCAGAACATAATTTTGCAGTATATGTACCATCATTAGTAATAGATATAGTTTTTCCTACTAATGTTGCTGGTGCTGTAGGATTACTAGAAATTGTTATATAATTTGTTTTTGTTTCAATATAATCTACGTCATTAGATCCATATGTATTAGGATGTGTTAACGTTAACTCTACTGTATGATTACCTACTGCAGTATACGTATGTTGTGGATTTTGTGTAGTGTAATCTGCGCCCGCACTTACATTTTTATCAACATCCCACGACCATCCAGTAATACCATTGTTATCTGAACTATCAGTAAATGTTAATATATTTCTAGCGTCACCATTATAATCCGTAAATATATAACCTATTTGGTTGCTTGATCCACTTTGTCCTGAAGTTAATGTATCAAATTGTCCCGTAAAGTCTGCACGTGGATCTCGTTTAATAGTTATATCAGCATTTCCTCCTGTAAAAGGTGTACTAGTATGCTGACTAGTTATTGTAAGAGCGATATTTCTAACTTCACCATCTGGTGAACTCGTATTATTTGCTCTTGTAAACACTATATTTTTCTGTGCAAGTGCCGCAGAATATGCAAATGTTGTAGTACTTTCACTATTATTACTATTAACTAAATTCCATGAAAGCTGAGAACCATAAGTACCGTTAACAGCATTACTACCAGTTAATGCAGGTGTAAATTCTATATACACCCCTTCTGTATTAATACTCTTATATGTATTATTCCAACTTGCTGTATCATTATTATTTGTAGCAGGTGACGGACTAGTAGTAAATGAAAGTAATCCTGTATAATCTTTCATCATTCGCATATCTAATGTAGAAGAATATGCTTTAGCACCAGTAGCACCAGCAGTTGAACTCCACACATATAATATAACAGATCTTGATAAATCTTGAGTTGTGATTGCAAAAGGATGTGTAGTTATTTTTGTAGTTGAATATACTTCCCAAGGAGTACTTCCAGAATTTCCTTCGATTACTTGTTGATTAGTTTCATTTGGGTTAGCAGTTGCTGGATAGGTTGTCCCATCACCAAAATCAATTACCCAATGCGTTGTATCAGTCGAAGTAGTAACATTAAATGTTACATCATGAGTAGTTCCACTTTCAGGTAAAGTTTCATCTATATATGCCGGTGTTGTTGTATGGGCAGTAGCAGCAACAGATCCTGTTTTTTGGTTATATGCATATGTAAAAAGGGCTACAGGTGCCGGTGTATAAACTACTATATATCCTGTTCGTTTAAATGTTGCATAACTACCCGCAGTACCAGCTGGAGCACTAGTATTTCTTGCTGTTAATGTAACATCAAATGTTCCACCAGACGCACCAGTATAATCATATTCATAACTTGTGCTAGTTGTTGTATGAGATCCACCATCACCAAAAATCCATTCATATGAATTTGCATCGTATCCATTATAAACGTCAGAATCTACAGTAAAGGTTGTTGTAAGTGTTGCCGGACCAGATAAAACATTTGCAGAAAATTTAGCATGTCTCACATATGTTTCTTTATAGATATTATGCATAAGTTCATTAACATTATCAAACGCATCTGGTATATTATCAGTAGATGAAAATCCTGTTAATGGAACATGACTATCATATGTTTCGTTTATACCTGTTAATGCACCATCATTCCATGTCGCTTCTGTAGGTGTACCTATTTTTGCTGTGCTTAAAATCGCATTTTTTAAATCCCCATCAATTGTTACGTCGCCTGTCGAATCAATACTCATTCGTTCGCTGCCGGCAGTAAAAAAATCTAAACTATCTTTATCTGCTGTCGCTTCTGCTGTTATATAAGTATCTTGATCGACATCAATAACTCCACCAAGAGATCCCCAATTAGAGCCATCATACCCTTCAAATGTTGCAAGAGAAGTACTATATCTAATTCCTCCTTGTGAATTAACCCTAGTACTATTATCTCCGACAGGAAGAACTAAAGAAGATGTGGTATATGAAGTTGCTATATTTGCTACTGTAAGATTTGCTTCCGCCGCCGTAAATGGTTTATTAACAATCCATTTAGTGCCATTATGTTGATATAAAATTGTTGCTGATGCACCATCTACTGTAAGTCCTGCTCCATCAGCCGCAGCACTGTCTGCCGCTCCACTCGCAACAACTATATTTTTATCATCTACAGTTAATGTTGTACTATTAAGTGTGGTAGTTGTTCCATCAACTTGTAAATCACCGGCAAGAATAACTTTAGCAGTTGAATCATCTATAGTTATTGCAGTTGTACCATCACTTGCATTAATTGTTCCGGTATTAATTGTGGTTGCGTGAAGGGTTCCAACATTTGCTACAGTAACATTAGCTTCAGGAACAGTCATCTTAGTTGTTATTGCTACAACTCCCGCATTACTAATATACGCTTGTCTTGTTCCCGTAACAAAAAAATCTAAAATATCATTGTCCGCACCTGCTGATGTTTCAGCTTTAATGTAAGTATCTTGATCAATATCAATAACCCCACCCAAAGATCCCCAAGCGGAACCATCATAACCTTCAAATGTGCTTTGTGTGGTACTATATCTAACTCCACCCTGAGTATCTACTCTAGCGGCATCATCCCCAACAGGAAGAACCAAAGAAGATGTTGTATATGAAGTTACTGTATTAGAAACTGTAATATTTGCTTCAGGTGTTGTTATTTTGGATGCTGCATGTGCTGCACCAGAAAGGTAAATATCTTTCCATCTCTTCGCATCAGTACCTAAATCATAAGTATTTGTAGCATTTGGAACTATATGAGAAGTTAAATCTGCCGCAATTGTTAAACTGTCTGTATCAGCATCACCAAGAGCAATTGCTCCACCAATTGTAATATCTCCATGTACTGTCGCATCACCAGTTACAAATAGAGTACTAACATTTGCTACAGAAATATTCGCCTCAGGAGTGGTTATCTTTGTTGCCGCATGTGCTGCACCAGAGAGATAAACATTTCTCCAACGTTTAGTATCATCACCCAAATCATAAGTATCTACAACATTTGGAACTATATGAGAAGTTAAATCTGCTGCAATTGTTAAACTATCCGTATCAGAATCACCAAGATTAATTTCACCACCTATTGTAATGTCACCATGTACTGTGGCATCGCCAGATACAAATAGAGTACCAACATTTGCTACAGTTACATTAGATTCTTCTACATCTTCTTTAAAAATCGTTGCTGATGACGTAATATATGATGTTGCTATATTACTGGTTGTTATATTAATTACTCCAGTTTTAAGATAATCTGTCGTAATTGTCGTAGTTCCAGAGCCAACTTGAAAAGCATTATAAACTGTTAAATCTGTAACATATGCTGTTGCTACATTAGCAGTTGTTATATTAGCTATTGGAACAATTATTTTTGAAGAAGGAGAAAGAAGAGAACTATTTGCTACTTGAACTGCATCAATTAATAATCTACTATCAGCTGATGTGACTTTTTTAATATCAACATCTTGGTTAAAATTCCAAGATTTTGTAGAATTTGCCCATATTATAGTTTTATCAGTATCACCTTTAAGTATGATTCCACCACCAGTAGCATTAACATCTGACGGAGAATCAGTTGATGCAAGTTCTATATGTTTATCATCGACTGTTAATACTGTGCTTTCAATTGTGGTTGTTTGTCCAGTTACCGTGAGATTTCCTGAAACTGTTACATTTTCACCAACAATAAGTCCATCTGTTATAGTTACATCACCAAACTGACCATCAGAAACAATGGTAGATCCTGTAAATAAAGTAGAAATGTTTGCTGTAGTTATATTTGCAGTAGTTATAACAGCATCTACTGAATTTAAACTCTCTATAGAGGTAGTATTTGTATTTGCATTAAAGGCGAGAGATGGATGTGAACCTAAAGCATTACTATTAGCATATTGAATAAAGCCGTCTTCACCATGTGAAGCGATTTTAGCAAATGAAACATCAGTTCTGACTTGTACTGGTTGTTTTTTTTCAACTGTTAATGCAAAGGATGGAACATCAACTGTAACTTGTGCCATGTATTTTTGCTCCCATCATCGTGATACTTTTGGATCTATAGTTAATATTCCTTGCATTACTCTTTTTATAGCTGTATTCGAAGTAGATTTAAGTACAACATCATAAAAATATCGACCATCGGGGATGACACTATTGGCAGAATTGGCTAGTAATGAAAGTTCTAAATTACCATCTGGTGCGGATAGGGTCGTAGTGGTCATATCATAATATGTAGAGGAGCCGTGATGTTTTTTAAAAGAGGAATTAGCCGTCCATTCACTCAAATTATATGCTATTCCCAAATTATCAGCTACTGTGAGATTTATTGTAAAATCTGAGCCTTGATCGGCCCTCAGATTCAAAGTTTGTGCCATTGATACTCCTATTCAACTATTTATATATGCTTATAGTATTATTTAGTAAATTCAATGGATGGCAGAAACAGGGCAAAAAAAATGGGAGTCAAATTGACTCCCACTTTAGTAACGATCCATGTTAAACTAAGTCAGACTTAGATGGAAATTTATTGTTTCGAATAAATTCCCCAAAGTACCCATATAGCTACAAGTCCAATTAATCCTTCACTCCCTAGTTGTTTAACCAGAGATACTACTGAACCAACCATATCTATACCTAAAAATGGTACTGCAGCACCAAAAATGATTTGAAGTACAACACCTAATGCTACGAGCGCTAGACCTACTTCTGTTAGACTGCGAATCCAGCCTAATACTTTTTCTACCATGAATTACTCCTATGACATGTTAATTTAACCAAGTACATATAACCAATGTACTTATACCTCTATTTATTCAAATACTGTTCTACTTCACCATATCCGCCGACATATTCATCATTCAATATGATTTGTGGAACAGTTCTTACATTATTTCCTACTACTTTTTGCATATCATCATAATGTTTTCTGGATGACGTAATATCTATTTTATTAACTTCATATCCTTTCGATTCTAATAAATCTTCTGCTTTATCACACCAAGTACATGTTGGTGTCCCATATATGATTGCTGTATTCATTTCTCATCTCCTTCATGATGCGTCCACTCTGCTTGGAGTCACTGGCAAATCAACGATCTCACACCCACCATCTGCAGAGCAGGCTAATTCCTGTGAAGCTATTGTAAAATCTTTAGCCTCATATTCAGATAATTTTACCCAATTAACATTTTTGGGCATTTTTTTCAATAATTCATTATATTCTTCTTTACTACAATCTTGATAAGGTGCTTGTTGATAAGTATGATCACTAAATGGTAAAAATGAAATACCACTTATATCATCAAAATTTTCATATACCCAAGCGGAAGTATTCGGCCATTCTTCTTCTTTAACAGATACGGTTACACTGGGCTTATGTTCACACCAATGTTTTGCATAGGTATGCCATAAAGATAATTGTTTCCATGCTGACATATCTTTTCGACAAATTGCTCCTTTAGGACTTTCCATAGGAAAACTGAATACTGTAGTATGATTGGGTTTAGTTACATCAGGTTCATTTGGAAATCCCTCAGTTATCATAAACTCACAAAGAGGGTCTTTATTATCGGCCCGTACAGTTCGTATATAATAGGGATTATGACGAGCATGAATACCACTAGCACTGTCAACAAGCTGAGAAACAGTTCCACTCGGTTTGACACAAGTAATAGCGGCAGATCTTTCGATACCCAATTTTTCTGACCATTCTTTGTTTGTTTCGATTGCGACATTTTTTAATTTTATTAATAGTTTATCTAAATCTTTTTTCTTACCATTTGTTAATGGATTATCCATTATTCCTGTAAGAGATACTCCAAGAAGTCGTTCATCCTCACAGTTTCGTTTCCATTCTCTTCCAATGTATTTAAAGTTGGTAAGAGTGGATTGAATTGTGCCAATGATAGTCGCATATCGCACTTTCTCTTCCAAAGATTCCCAATCGTCTGATCCTCGTATAATGACTTCTGAGAGGTTGCAAAATTCTCTGCTTCGAAGAATGATCTCGCTGCAGGGATTAGTTCCAAAGTCTCGTTTTGGTTCTCGTCGTTGTATAAAATTTCCGTTTTCATCTTTTTCCTGTTTATTTAAATTTGTTACATGTTTTTCCGCAGATAAACTACTGTAAAATCCTCGCTCTCCGGACTTAGAATCATACAAAGATAACCATTCTCGCATGAAAGTTCCAACATCTGGCTTTTCTTTATAATTGACTGAATTGTTTGCTAATGCTCGTTGTACATTAAGTTTATACCATTCTCCATGTTTTGCAAATCTCATTTCTCTATCATTGAGATCTGAAAGACTAATAAGAGCACTTCTACGAACACCGCCCACCACAACTATTTCTGCTACTTTACACACAATATCATGTGCCTCAATAGACCTAAGTTTTCTTCCTGCGGAGGATCGAAACATTTTTGTTACAAAGTGAAACAAATCATCCAACGGTTGTGGACCGGATGCTCTTCCACCAAATGTTTTTAATGGAGCTCCCGCTTCACGAACTTTTGAAAGATCCCATTTTGGAATCTGACCTGTCCACAACAAACCCAAAAGTTCTTTAAACGCCTTTGCCCAACCAAGTTTAGAATCCGCAACATGAATTGTAGTATCAGTATCATACATTTCTTCAGGAACAACTGGAAGTTTATTTACATATTCTTCTTCCACAGAAAACCCCACTCCTGTACCATTCATTAAAACATAAAGTATTTCATCAAAAGAGCGCGGAGTATCAACTTTTACGTAAGAACAATTATAACCAGCAATATTTTCCTTTTCTAATGCCGCTCCCGCTGTCATTAAACAACGCATCGAGGGCATAACATTTAGGTTCATAATTGAGTTTTCTAACTTCGCTCTTTCTCCATTTTCTAATTTATAATTATTATTTTCCTTTAAATGTTTTTGAAAAAAATCAAAATATCTCTTAACAGTTTCTTCCCACGTTTCTCTTCGTTCTTCCTTATAGTCCCATCTCGCATAACGTGATAAATGTATAAATGACTGATACTCAGTAGGTAGGGGCATTATAATCCTTTTGTAATATAAGTTAATACTAATTGTATTTGGTCTTCGCTCAGAGAATTATTTTGTAACAAAAATTCTTTATAATCTGTGCAACGTGGGTCGATTTGTGGAAACATATCCCAGGTCTGGTTCATGAATTGGCCCTGTATTGAAAAGGGATTAATAAAATAATAAGGCCATCCACTCCAATTAAAATTTTTTAATCTTTGTTTTGGCCAACCTATACAAATCTGTTTGGGTAGTCGAGAGCTTCCTGCTAAATGACTAAATCCGGAATCACCACCAATGAAGCATTTTGAATGAGAAATAATATAACCAAGATCATAAATGCTATCGGAATCAAGAGTATTTATGTTTTTAGTATCTATCAAAATTTCAATTTTTTTATTGGTAATGACATAAAAATCGTCGCCAAATTTATCTTTTAATTTCCTGCAAAAATCATTAACAAATTCAGCCGACATGTTTCTTTCGAGATTATATTGTGCGTCCATCAATGGTGCAAATACTACATACTTTCCCCAAGAAAGTTCAGGTCCATTATATTCTTCTTTATCCCACTGTAATGTTGGTATAATATCATATCCATATTTTTTTACATAATAGGGAGAAGTCAACCATAGTAATCCTGGGTCGTATATATCATCTTGTAAATTCTCAATTGGTTCCTCTAAAAATTCATCAATAACATCCTTATATAAAATATCTAAACGCATAGATTTATGAATTTCATCTATATATTCAAATTTTATATAAGATCCGTGTACACGTTTTTTAAAATTTGCAGAGATCATCAAAGAAATGACATCACCAATTCTCCAAGGTGCTTGAAATAAATTTCTAGGGTCATTACCCATAGTTTTCGCATTATTGCCTTGCCCAGGGGCGCATGAGGGGTCTATGCCCATCAATTGTTTATGTCTTATCCGTATCTCTTCTCTCATATTCCCTTCATAATCCCCTCAACCTTATTTCCTATAATCATTCCATTTCCTCTTTTTTCAAAATTCCAATTCTTTTTAAAAGGACCAAGATCATATGTTGATTTTACATTTGAGTAACCCACCTCTTGTAACATCTCATGCCACCAAACCAAATCTTCTTTTATATAATGACTTTTATCATGTTCATAACTATCAATATAATATCTTTCACCATCACCTAAAGGAACAATAATAAAAATATTTTCACACTGTTCATATAAAATTTGCAATTGTTTTTTAATTCCATCATAAGGAATGTGTTCTAATATGTCTTTACATATTCCCCAACTATACTCTTTTTTTGGTAATTTCTCCTGAGGTTTTATTAAAGTTAAATATTGTTCAACCTCTTTTGGTGCTTTTGATATGGGATATTCTGATATATCAACTCCATATGCCTCAATTCCTAATAATCGAAATCCATAAGTAACATATCCTTTAGCACAACCAAAATCCAAAACAGTATCATCTTCAGTAATATTACAAGTATTAATTAAATGGTGACACATTGGAATGGTTAATTCTGGCATCCATCTATAGTGTGAATATAATGATTTTCCTGTTTCTGCTCCTCTTTCAAAATAATCTTCATCAAAATATTCTTTATTCATACAAATTCTTCATGATCTAATGGTGAGGCAAATTCCTCAAATTTATTTAATTTATCATTAATAAAATCATCCAACATATTAACATTCTCTGTAAAGACACAACCCTTACAATGTACTTGTGCATCAAATGGTTGTTTAATTCTACCATCAATATATTCCAAAACATCTTCCGCTTTACATAATGCATATTGTTCTGAAAAATGAGCAACTGCACCATTCAAAACTACTGAATCACATGGAAAAACTGTACCACCATTAACTTCACTTAGATATGGTCTAAAATATGATTGATGACATTTTGAAGTTTGTGGTGCTCCATGAACTTTATATTGATGAAAATACCTTGTATCATTTACCTCTAATAATACCTCATCTAATTCATAATGTTTTTCAATTAATTTATCTTGTTCTAATAAACAATCTGGTAAAAGTCTAATATATTCTGCTCCACAATTATCTGCTACTTTAGATATTTTTTTATACATTTCTATTTTATTTTCTGTATCTTCTGACTTTTCATGAGCTGTAGTGAATACACTCGAACAACCAACTATACACTCATTGGAAAGTTTATGATATGGAAATTTGATTTTTTCTTCCCATCTATCAAACATATTAACAGAAACACGGACCCAAGAAAACATTTTTAAAACATCTTCTTTAATTCTACGTGTTAAAGTTCCATTATTAATAAGAGCAACTTTTAATTCTTCTTCATCATGTATAAATCTAACAAGTTCATTAAAATATTTGTAAGTTGTCGGCTCTCCACCACCTGTTATTATAACTGCTTTAAGTCCTCGAGTTTTTAAATCTCTTACATATTGTTTTATAACTTCTAAATCAATACGATCATGTGTATCTCTATATGTCACAGAACAATATGGACATTTGAGATTACATACTCCTTCAGGTGCTATATGAGTTGATATAATAGTATTTGGATCACCATTTTTATAATTAAACATCTGTTCTTGATGTCTCCAAAATTTAATACCTGTGGAGGTAAACTTATGTTCTTCTTTGCTTTTTTCTCTCATTTATATCTTTAAATAGCTATAGGTTGCTCCCAAATCCGCATCATATCTATTAAATATTTTTATACCAAAATCGAACCATTGGTTGTGTGCAAATTTAGCATCCATTGGTATAAAAAAATTCTCTAATACGGTTTGAGGAAATTGTGGTTCGAACATCCTAATATTTATTCTCGGATAACATAGCGCTATATTCATAGGACCACTATTAACTCCTATAAATATCGCCGCATCTGCTATTTCCTTAACTGACTGCCAAATTGGCAATCCTCTTTTATCTTTAGCCTTTCTTCCAAAAGGTTTATCTTTTTTTCCACCAACCTGTATAATATCATATTGACTATATTTTTCTTGAATGACATCCATAACTTCATCAGTCATAAGTGCATGGGTGTCTTCATATAATGCGATAGGCTCATTTAAATCTCCTTGAGTATGTACCACAAGTTTATTTGGTATTTGAGGTAAATCCTCATACTTATATAATCTAGGATGTCTTAGTCTGGTAGGAATTCCAAACTTAGTATTAAACCTATCTGCTACAGATAATAAACATGGTAAACTGGATCTTCCATAATGAAAAAATGACGTCTGATCCGCAAATTTTTGCATATCAATATTCTGCACCGCAGCAGTATTTCTAACAATATATGGATTATGATCAAAAAACCATGCATTTTTCACATCTGAAATTTTTCCTTTTCCAGCATTATAAAAATTTTCTGGACACGATGAATATATTAATCCATCGCCTATTTTATCTTCTCTAAAAAACATCCCAAATCTTGGTGCGGGATCGGGATGAGGGCCCGGTTCAACAACTAATGTCATTATATCTCCTTTTTATAAATTATACACATACTTGGATAAACTTCACTAATATAATCATTTCTATCTGTAAAATATTCAATAATAGATTGTTCTATTCCTGGAGTATCTACTCCTTTAAAATCATCAAAAATTATAGCTCCGCCATTAACTAATTTCTTCCAAAAAAATTCAATTCCTGTTTTAGTAGATTGATATAAATCCATATCTAGATGTACAAAACTAAACTTTTTATTATTTTGCCATAATGAACTTCTTTGTGCTGATTTGGGGAACCATCCAGGATAAAATAAACAATTATCTTTATCACTTAAATATTCTTTAACTTCATCAAGAGTTACCTCACCAAATCCACCCTTTTTTAAAGTTCCTTCTGGATGGGCATCATCTTCAGGTAAACCAGTAAATGTATCAAATAATAATATTTTTTTATCTTCAAAAACTGTTGCTAAAATCCTCGCACTACCACCTTTAAATACTCCACATTCTGCAACATCACCTTCTAAATTTTTATCTTTAATTTTAATACAACAATCAACAAAAAAATTTATTTTACATGCAGGATGATCATGTGGTTCTTCTCCACATTGACACAAAGCTGTTCTATTTTCTACATTCTGAAAAGACAACTTTTTATAATGATTAATTATGGGAGCTATCATATTTTTAAATAACTTGTAGTTATTCCAACATCTATACCAAATTCATTAAAAAACATAGTATCCCAATCATACCAATAAGTCACATCTCTTTTAGGATCTAAAATATAAGAGTCACGCGGCCAATCAGTTTTAAATTGGTCTTCTGTTATGATCAATTTTCTATTAATTCTAGGATATGCTTGTGCTATATGATATGGACCTGAATCAACACCAATAAAAATTGCCGCCTTTGATGTTAATTCGACAACCTCCCAAAGATCCATTCCTCGACAATCATGTACTCCATGTCCAATAGACGCATCCCCCTTTCCACCAACATGACAGATATCAAACTTTTTATATTTTTCTAATATATACTGAATTGTACTATATTTTAGTACTCTTGGTGTAGATTTATTTTGTGCGCCCTCTGGATGAAAAATTATTCTGGTGGGGATTATTTCTTCATCTTCATACCTATAAAATTTAGGATGTCTGAGCCAAGGTAATTTATCTGTACCCAATAATGACATAAGACTATCCGCAAATGACATCATCACAGGAGAATTTCTACCATATCTAAACCATGCGGGTTTAGTATCTATTATTTGTTCTGCAGTATCTTTCCTATTAACATATGGATTTGAATCAAATACCCACGTTTTATCTACATCAATAATTAGATCACCTGTTAATTTATAAAAATTTTCTGGAAATGATGTTAAACATACCCAATCACCTATAGAATTTGTTCCAGATTTTTTTGCTGCTAGAACACCATCATTTGTACAAGTGAATCCTATTCTTCCAGCTTCCATAAAAATTCTTTTTGTTCTAATTTTTCTAAATGAAATCCTTCATGATTAGCCATGCATCTTGCTAGTGCTGCTTTTGCATCTGCATTTTCTAAAAGTTTTTTAATGACGCCCATTTCTTGAGCTGAAAAAGATTTACCATTTTTAATATAATCCTCATATGCCTCACAACATATGGGAAAATGTGGTTCAATACATTCATACATCGCATTAGCATAATCTTGTATTTCAATTTGTGCATGAAAATCTGATCTTAAATGAACAAAATGAAAAAAATTATGTAAATCTATTTTCCAAATACATTCAGTATAATTTGAAACTGGAAGAACAATTCTTGCTAATTCTCTAGCAACATCATAATTCAACATATGTTTATATGCATGATATGCACCATCAGCTGATCTATTCATTTCAAATCTCATTAATCCCTTTTCTTCTACTGGATCGCCTCTACCTTGATTATTTTGTTTAGATTGTTTTTGAATATAATTATCTTCTGGTTCGTAAAATTCATCAGACATTTCAGAATATCTAGCAGAATATTCATTTATATTAGCAGTTCTATGTCTAACAAGTTGTCTCATTATAAAAATTGGTAATTTCAAATGGAACTTAACTTCACACATCTCAAAGGGTGAGGTGTGTTTATGTCTCATTAAATATCGAATTAAATTTCTTGTTGCGGAAAACTTTTTAGTTCCCTTACCATAACTAATTCTTGCCGCATTAACCACTTCTTCATCATCACCCATAACTTCAATGAGTTTAACAAATCCATGATTGTGCACTTTTCTTTCATCTAACATAATATATCCTATTCAATTAATTTTTTCCAATCAACCAGTGGGCTCATGGCGACTTCATGCATGTGACACGCCAAAGATGGCATTGGACTTATACAAAGAACATCATCTCTTTTATAAACATGTTCAGAAAACAGTCCATCATTCCAATTAACCGCAGACTTCATAAAAATATCTTTATATTTTTTAAAGGATCTAACAGAACAAAGAAAGGTATATGTTGTATTATATATTTGTCTCCAATGACATCCTTTACTTATTATAAGATGCCATTTATTATAAAAATCCTCTACTCTATTATATCTATCTGGATAATCTGCGGGATGAATAAATAAATCTTTATTTTTAAAATCTTTTAAATATTGTTCTCTATTAATTAATAATTCATAAAGGTAAGTCATTGCTTCAGGAGTATGCAAATAATCATCTTCACAAAAATATACCCAATCATCATCATTAAGAGTAGATGCTAAATTAAATGTTTCAGTTATTGATTTAGCATTTCCTAAATCGGCGTTATATATTTTAGTGGCATATGGTTTTAAATATTCAATTCTTTCTTCAGAAAGTTTATCTCCAATTACATGAAAATCATATTTTACACCACCTATAAATGTTCCCTTTGTTTTATTAAGAGAATTTATCAATGAATCAAAACAAACATCCACTACTTGTTTTTTTGTTAATTCAAATGGTCTATCTGTTCCATGTATAGAATTAACAACATCACAAGTTCTAAAAATTATATTAAGTTTTTTCATTAGTTAAGTATTTATCTGAAGGCACTGACGGCCATCTAACAACTATTAATTCTACATCAGTAACAAATTCCACATCAGAAATATCATTAGCATGATATATCCACATGTCTCCTGCAGTTAATAATTGTCTTTTCATATAATGTCGATCTGGTGCTTTGATACTCAATTCACCACTAACAATATAATTTAATTCTGTAGTTACTTTATGAGTATGTGAAAAAGTTTCCTCATTTGCTTTATGCTTGTGATGACCTATTTCAAAAAATGGATTCTTAAAAATTGCCGGATCAAAATCCCCAACAAACCAACCATTTTTATATTCATCTATATTTGATATTTTCATTCTAAATTTTGCACCCTTTCTTGAAATCGACCGCCGTCAAATGTTTCTTCTTTACAAATTTGTATAAATTTTTCCATTCTAGATTCTGAAAATGTAGCGCCACCAGGAACTGCAAAAAAGTTTGCACAATTATGACGTATAGCCATTTCCATTGCCATTTCATCATAGATTAGTGCTGATCTAATTCCTTTATATTTGTTAGCACACATATTTACACCCTGTCCGGTTCGACAAAATCCAAATCCAAAATCAGATTCTTTATTATTAATAGCCTTTGCTGCTTGAGAAATATAATCTTTATAATCACAATCATTACCAATCACAGGCCCAAAATCTATATACTCTATATTATTTTTTTCTAATATCTTTTTTGTTGTTTCTTTTGCATCAAATCCAGAATGATCTGATGCCAAACTTACTGGTTTATCTTGTATTTTTTTCGCTACGTTATTTTTATAAAATTCATATTCTTCTGGAGTTCCAAAAATATGCATTTTTAATACTGGTTTTGTTTTTATTTTTAATCCATCTTCTATTAATAGATTATATAATGGAGAAATATAGAATTCATTATTTTGTCTAATATCTCTCTTAATCATATCTTTCGCATATTTTACAAATTGATCTCCTCTTTTAAATCCATAAATTCCAACACATGCGTTTGGACTTATTACCTTTTTCTCTGCTGTTTTTACAACATTGCCCACACTATCCAAACTTGCATAACTGTAATTTGAAGAATTAGATTTAAAGGTTAATATTAAACCATCTGATACAATATCAGACATTTCTTGAACATTAAATTGTGGTCTAAATTCAACATCTAAAGTATTAATAACTAAAGGATCTTTATTATTAATAAATTCTTCTGCTAAAAGACAACTACATACAGAACCCTCAGTTAATCCATCTGTAGTAACAATTTTTATTTTATCTCCATATTTTTGTTTTAATACTTTATCAATATGAAAATTATATACTTGTTCATCCCTGACAATAAAAATTAAATTATTATAATTATTTTCCCATCCCAACATACTCTCTAATGATATATCAAGAACATGTTTACCTCTAACTGACAAAAGTTGTTTTGGAGATTTAATGCCCTGTTTAACAAATCGACTTCCTGCTCCCGCCATTGGTATTAATACATTAACCATTTGATAACCTTTCAGTTGTTTTAAGATGTGCTTCTTCAATTATTTTGGGAAAAGAATAGTTTTCTAATAAACCAAGCATAAAATTTGCCGCAAATAGATCTCCTGCTCCCAATACATTTACATTTTTTAAAATCTGTGATGGTGGTAAATCATAAGAACCACCTTCCCAATAACTTCCATTTGAACTATGCACTATAACTTTTCCTCTGGTGTGTTTTTTTAATTCTTCATAATCATCACAATCTTCATCAGCAATGAATAGATAATCTATATATTTCAACAATGAATAATCTACCTTTTTACCAACACAAATATCTGCACAATTAATTCCGTCCAATTGAGAAATGAAAGATGGTTCTACAAGTTCATTCAAATAAAGAATATGATTAATTTTTGAATTTTCTATTTTTGGTTTTTGTATAAAATTAGATAAAGATGCTTTTGAATATCTTTCTCCTATATCTTTATCTATATAAACAATTGCAGAGCCAATTTCAGTTGGACAAATATATAGTTTTAATTCAGGACTCTCATTTATCAAAGCCTTCCAAACATTTGCGATAGAACCTAATCCATTTCTTTTATTAAATTTTTCAAAAATTCTATCAACGGTCAAATGTCCATATAGAGATATATCATACATTAAAATTTTTCTTTTGCATCCAGTGCATATATCTTATCAATCACTTCATCAAATGAATAAATTGGTATAAGTTGTAGAGATTCTAAGTGTTCAAAAAGAGTTACAACAAAATTATCTCCACCAGCTTTATCCAATGTATACTTCGCATATTCCTTTACTACTATTGGTGCATCATGTGGACAAAAACTCCATTCTATTTTTCTCATAATCCCAATATCTAATAAATCATCACCAGCGTATACCATTTCATTTCCATTACAATTATATTTTTCACATATTTCAGGAAAAAGATCAGCCTTATCAAGAACTTCAACTACTTCATCTTTTTTAAACTCTTCTCGAAATACTCCACTTCTACAAATATAATTTTCCAGATTTCTATTATCAAGTATTTGTTTATTATATGGATCTCCTGTAATAAAAATAACTGGAATACCTATTGCTTGAAATCTTTTAATTGCTGTCCAATCTTTATCACAAAATGATTTTAACTTAACCTCACCTTCTCTATTATAATATTTTTTTCCGGTTGTTAAAACCCCATCAACATCTAATATTACTAATTTAATCAAAATGGCCTCCATTGATCTTTAAATGGAACAAAATCTTTCCAATTTTCAGGAGGTAAATCAGGATCATTATCCCGTATTGTTGCTATAGATGAAATAGCCAGACAACAATCAATACCTTCCGTTTCACCATCTCTTGGTATATGAAAATAATTTTGCTCTAATTCATTATTTAAAATAAAATGTGCTACTTTATATTGATCCATATGACAAAATAAATTATGTTCACTATTATTTTGATTGATTCCAAACTTAGAACCTTTTTTATATTCCGGTAAATGATTATATAATTCAGAATACCACAACATTATTCCTAAAGATCCTACAGCAAATCTATCATCATATTCCATCAAATTTTTTTGTTTCCAAGGATGTTGATATATCCAACATATATGAGAAGGATTAAAAACGAAATATGGAAAATTGCCACGATATTCTAAATCAGGTCTTACTCTGATAACTAAATCATACTGCACTCCACTTTCTTCCATCATTCTTCTAGCATCCCAAATTCTATACCAAGTTAAACATTGTACAATATCATCATTGGTTTGTATAGATATATTTGGTCCTCCTGGAATCTCATCAACTTCTGTAATGTAATTTAATTTTGCATCAGGATATATTTCTTTTATTATTTCCTCTTCCCCACCTTGAGTTCTTGCTGTTGAAATATATAAATCACAATCTAAAACATCTAAAATTTTTTCCTTAAAAGATTTTAAACATCGCTCTTTCCAATGTGACCTCATTCCTCCTGTCATCCAAACTGCTGTTTTCATAATCCACCTCTAAAAAGATGTTCGAATCTATCTTGCTTAAAAAATGAAGGAACAATATCATTATTTAAAATGAACTGTTCATTTGAATCAAACCATTCCAAATTGTGTATTTTTTCTTTTAAATTATTTAAATTATTAGCATGATGATTATGATCTGTGTGTCCTCCACTTAATATTTTAACTGCTATTTGTTCAGCAGTACCCAACCACGACAAATGCCAACCAGTTTTAGTTTGATCAAATGGAAAATTCATGTGTCTATCATCTCTGTTATGTCTTGTATTCTCTAAATCAAAATCTGAATCAAAGTTCATAATATATCCACCGCTCCAAGAATTCCGTCTCCACACATTAATAAAATATGTTGATAAATGTAAATATCCTGCACATGGTAATGCGCTTTCTAGTAATTTGGGTAAATATTGCTTATCATATATTTCATCACAATCCGCAATAATTATTATATCATCTTTTGTTAATCCCCAATCACTACAAATATCTGTAATTAATCTTCTTTGATTATGATCATTCCAACTAGAAATGATGTCTGAATAATTTGGTTTAAAATCTGAAGGAATTTTACTTTCTTCTCCTTTTGCTAAAGAATTAAAAGTAACCATTTCAACTTTATCCATATATTTTTTAAATCTATCCTGTTTAGAAAATACATCTTTAAAATGTAATGGTTTTTCATCTCCTTGAAAAGTGTGTGTTCCTTCTATAATAAGGAAGTTATCTACAATATCGTAATATTCTTCTAATCTGAATTCTAAAATATCAACTTCATTAGCATAACCAACAAACATAATAGTATCAAGAATCATAGGAGTTTATGCTCATCTAATAGTCTGTCATTTTCATACATGTAATAATCTATGTTTTTCATATACATTTTAATATTAGATTTTATATTTAAAAATTTACACAAATTTATATATTCATCCAATTCTTGATCTATAAAGAATTTTTTATAATTTATAAAATAATAAGGAACATTTTGAGATGTTATTCCGCTTTCATAGTCTTTATAAAAGTTTGTTAGATTATCTGCATTGCCGGTATGCTCCCATTGCCCGTTTTCCTTTAATATATATAAATTACGTATATATTTTTTAGAAATATCATCTTCTACATCTATACCTAAAATAGATACATTTTTATTTTCTAATTTGTAATTTTTTTCTAATTCATGACATGAAATAGTAAGTGTATCTGTACCAATATCAAACTGATTATTTAATATATAATCTATCTCTTCTTCAGTTCCCCGCACATATCTCTTTCCATCTCTTAATTCTTCAAGGAAAATACAATTGTTCTTATCATAAAGATTAGCATATGATACAGCCCATTCATTAGTCTTGTAAACTTGTGTTTGCTCTTTCTTGAATATTCCATCATGCTTCATTAAAAAATGTTCAAGAAATTGCCCTGATGATCCAGCGAGATATGATATTAATATAATATCATTCATTTAAAACCTTTTCAAATAATTTATTATAATTTTCTACCATCGCTGTGTGTGAAAATTTTTCAATTGCCCAATCTCTAATGTCTTCTGGTTTGTGTTTTAAATATGGTTTCTTTCTTAAACATTCTATCATATTTTTTACATCATTAAAAATATAGCTAGAATCATAAACTACTTCAGATACTCCTCCTGATTGTAATCCAACAACAGGTACCCCACAAAATTGTGCTTCTACTATAGATAATCCAAAAGGTTCATTAAAATTTGGTGAATGGGCAGTATGTATATAAACTTCTGCATCAGAAAAGAATTCACTTTTATCTTTTTCTGTTTGTAATTCTCCACACCATTCAATTCTAGGATGTTTAAGTGTTCCGTGTGATCCCGCCGCTTTAATAAACCATCCCAATTCGTCTGCTATTTGTTGAACTAATTCTGGACTTTTTCTTCCATCCAATGAACCCATCCAAACAATTTTATTGCCGCCCCTCCTCAATTTAAAATCATAAGGAACTATCCCATTATTAATCACATATTTATTTTTACTGTAATCACCTGATCTAAATGTTTCGTGTGTCGCTTTATGACCTTGAGTAAGAAATACTTGATGTTCGCTTCCTGTTTTTTCTCCAACATCTCCGTTACAAACGGAAACTCGTTTATAATTTGTACCTTCTAAATTCATAGGATCGGTATCTTCAGGAAATTGTACCAACATAATATCACCATCTGGAATATAATCTTTAACTTTTCTTTTTCCTTTTCTGAGATCCTGTAAAATAGATTCCTCGAGTTTTATAACTTTACCATTTGGATGAGAAATTGTTGATTCTGTTCTACAAACTAAAGTAACAATATGCTTACCCAATTCACATTGAGATATAAAATGTGATTGTGATACTCTTTCCGTTCCACCATAACCTTGAACGGGTAATGGCAATCTTTCTTGAAATATCGTAAGTTTCATTTTTTTCCTTTTTTCATAGTAAATGCTAATTGTCTACCTTCATTGAAAATTATTTCTCTATTACTTCTTTGAACAAATTCTAAAATATATTTACCCTTACCTTCACCACTTTCTTCTGTATCATCAATCACGATAAGGGATTCATCATCAAGAATATTCATACAACACATCATTTCATATAAATGATGTAATCCAGACTCTAATTCTTTTCCTGGTATATAATCAAAGGAATCCAAATATAATAAGTCTGCACATATTTCTATCTCACCCAAAACTTCTAAACTGTCTCCGGTAAGTGCTGTAACTTTAGTAGTAGTACTTTCCTCAGTTAAGGTTGTACATTCTTCTCTATTATCTATTGAAATTACTTCACCATCATAATAATTTACAAATGAATCAAATAATCTAGTACTCTGACCATCTCCCCATTGATCCCATGCTCTCAAAGATCCAGTTTCAATTATTTGATAATATTTTCTATCCGTTCCTATCAAATATTCAAAAACTTTTCTAAATGTATTAGATCTTGCTAAAGTGGGTTCTTCATCTAAGAGGTTAGCAAATTCTTTATCATAAACTTCATCAATCCAACTCATAATTCTTTCTCTGGTTTTGGATATGTATTATTCTCAAAATCCAATTCCTTTATCGCAATATGTTTTCCTTTTTTATTTAATGGAATCCAATATAAATATTTACCTTTATCAATATGTTCAGTCCATTCAATAGTTTTAACCGTTTCCTTTTCACCAGCAAATGCTAAAATTCCAGGATCATCTTTAACTTCATCAAACATTGCTCCCAATTTCCCTTTAGCATAAGTTCCAAATCTAGTTGAAACGCTTCTGCGTGGAACAAATTCTCCATCAATTATTAAACCGTCTTCTCCTGGTTTTCTATATGCATGAAAATTCCAAGAACACGCCTGATAAATTCCTCCATGATGTTTTTGCGTAGCATCCGCATAAGAAATCGCAATATCATAACCACCCTTTCTCTTTAAAGCTTTGATAGTTTTTGATATAAGCCAACTAAGAGGAGCTTTAATGCTCTCTTTCCTAACTAATCTAACAAGCTCAATAACATTAACTTTCTTCACTGACCATGTATTATTATTAGACAATGCAAAAAAACATGCTGCAACAATTTCTCCTTTATCACCAAATAATCCACCATTTAAATGAAGACTTCCAACTAAAATTGGATTATTATGACATCTTCCAGAATAATGATATTTTAAAACAAGATCTCTAGCGGATAATCTTTCACCTGTATAGAAGTGAAAATCTACTCCTTCATGATTTATGCTATCTACCATTTCATATCCTTCTCCAAGAATTCAATTTAAGAGTAGCTACTGGACCTTTAAATGTATTTTCATCTATAATTGATTTTATTTTTTCTTTTTTCATTCCGGATAATATTATATCATTAATATCTTTAAATTTCAAGTTAGAAGGCCAAATACATACAGAATTATTCTGTAATATTTGCTTCTCTAATTTTTTAACAATTTCATTATTTCTTGGTTCATTATCATATACAATAACTTTATCTTTAATAAAAGACAAATCAGAAATATCTGATCCAGCCATTGCAATACAATTATCCAGAAACATAGAATCAATTGGACCCTCTACTACATATACATGTTTGTTAATATCAACTCTATCAAGTCCAAATATCTTTTTAAAATCTTCACTAATTTTAATTGTGATATATTTTAATTCTGATTGATCTAATGCTCTTCCTTGTGCACCTATTAAATTTCCCCCTTTATCAAAAAATGGAATTACTAATCTAGAATCATTTTCTTGTAATTCATATTTTGTTCCTTCTACAATACTATTTACCCATTGTTTAAAATCATCAGTATAATATAATGAAGAATGAAAATTGAGAGGAACTTTTCTATTTAACACATACTGTTTAGCATAATGTTCAACAGGAAGAGATCTAATATTTGGTAATTTTATTTGATGTTTCTTTTTAAAGGAAGGTCGCTTGAATTCATATTTTGGTTTTTCTTTTGGTTTTGTATATCTATTTTCTCCATCTTTATAAACTTCAAGAACATACTGTTTATGTATATCTACACTTAAAAATTTTACAAGATTAGATACAGATCTACCATCACCACAATTATGACATTTATAGAATAATGCATTTTGTTTTCTATAGACATATCCTCTAGCCTTAGATTTATTCTTTTGAGAATCACCACAAATAGGGCAGCGGAAATTCCAAAGATGTTCTCCCTTTTTCTTAAATGAATGTAAATGTGAAGAGGCTAGATTTAGATATTTGATATCAGTAAAAATACTCATTAGTTTTTCCTTTAGAGAATATATTATTAATTATACTCTCCAAAGGGGCAAATGTCAAGTCTTTTCTATGCAGGACTTTTCTTTAGGTCTGTAAATAATCGGAGAAGTTCAACGCCGCAATCTACTACACGTTCAACTTTTTCTTCAGCACCATCATCATCTAAATCAAATTTATCTTTAGCATATGCAACTAATTCAGATAGTTCATCATCATCTAAATCCATTATTTCTGGAATAACTTCATCAATTTCATTTAATGCTGGTTTTAATTTTTTTAATGGATCAAGAAAATATCTCGCATCTGACCAACTAAATTCATCATCATCTAAGGATTTTTCCACCGCTTCTGATAATGAAAAAATGAAAGTCATTACCTCTTTGGTTTGTTCAATTCCTGCCATAACTTCCTTTCTTTATTTAACTGCTTTTTCTACATCAATTGACCCAGTAGTAGGATCATATTTAATTTTAATATTTAATTCGATTGGCATTATCTTCCCATCCTTCATAGTAATGGGGAGCTTACCTTCTACAGCACCTTTAAGTGCATCTTTTGCTGTCTTAAAAGCATGTGTGGGATCATCTTTAATTACTTTATCTAATTCTTTTTTTGCAGCATCTGGAATTATAGAATCAATCATTTTTTCAACATGTTCTGTTGCTAAATCTTGTGCTTTATCCATCACAAGTCCAGAAATTACATTAAATAGTAAGCCTGCTAACATCACGGTCCTTTCCATATCTTAAATATAACATCGCGCCGGTTCTTTCATCTTCAAGAACAATCGGATCTTTGTAATTTTTCAAACAATATTGTCTTATTTCTTCTCCATTCTCTATTTCACCTAATATCTTTCTGTATCTTGCGTATTTCTTTTTGCCCAACCTTGCTCTCATAAATGTTGTAGTTGGAACTTTAAATACTTTTGCTCCAGCAAATCTTCTTGACGGCCCAGGAGGATTAGTGCCTAATCCCGCTTGTCCAGTTGTTACAACCGTCGGCCCATCTTCTGGAATTAATAATATTTGTACTTCTTCTTCTTTTAAATATTGTATCATTCCTTGCAAGGAATCATAACATTCTTGAGAATTTATAAACTGTTTAAATTCTTCTTCAAAATTATCTCTATGATAATTAAAAGATGCTGATTGTGGAAAACTTTCCTTAATAATTGTTTCTTCTTTCATAAGAAACAACGCGGCACCAAGAGAGGCTATTTTACTTTTTCCACCAGGAAGTTTTTGTAATAATTTTTTTAAATTGAATGCAATGGTGTCCATTATCTTATAAGAATCACGCTCTTTGGAAGATAATTTGTTTCTCTTCCTCAAAACCTTACCATTTTTATCAATGATTCCTAATTTGAAAGCTTCTGTTTTATTAAAAGGGGTGGTCAATTTTTTTAAGAATTGATACGCGAGATAATAATCTACTCCTGTAGTTATTGCAGACATTATAGTTTCCTTAATTCTTTTATTACGTAATCATCCATAAAAATATCACTAGAGTGTATATCCTTTCCTCTAACCCCTTCAACCTTATCTGGCATCATAGATAATGATACTAAAAATGGTTTTAATATTGGATAATATTCTTCATGAATTTTAAAAAATAATATCCTAACAGCAGCTCGCGCAGGAAAAACATTAGCAAAAACTATCAAATGATTTAAAATTAATCTAGATTTTAGTTCACCTGTTAATCTATAATGATTGAATAGTCTTTTTATATAAGTGGTTTTTTTCATATCCTCATGAAATTCTGCTTCATCAATACATTGAGGATTATCATACACTTTCATTGCATATAAATTTATATTACCATCAGTTATATCTGAAAATATCATTCTGCATTTGTCTGTACTTTTTCATCAAGAAGCGTATTGATAACATTTAATGCACCATTTGTCATATGAATTTGGTTCGTGACATTGGTAATCTCTTGATTCAGAAGCTGTAGTCTTTCTCCAAGAGCTTTATTATTTTGAACCAATTCTACTCGTCTAGACGTAATCTCTTCTAAAGAGATAAATGTGCTATCTTCAGTTTTTTCTTCATTTTTTGTACTCATAATATTCCATTATCTAAAAAGTTAATTGTGACTGATGGTTGACCCGTATGCTACAACTTTCCAGTTTGTACCATCAAATACAGCCAATGACGCAGCTCCTGCGTTTCCATCCGTCACCCATGCCATTTGTCCTGCAGTAGTATTTGTGTATGCAGTAACATTTCCAGTATTACTTGACGGAACTTTAAAAAAGTTCTGTATTGTAATCTTTTTATTACTTGGAGATGCCCCAGCTGGATCATCTACAACCATAACTAGATCATCTTTAGTTGCCGCTGTCGCAGCTGTCAAGTCTGTTATTTTTTTATCAGCCATTATTTCAATATCCTATTACGCAATTGTAATTTGTGAATATCCAATTGCAGTTTTAACTGCAGAAGTGAATTTTCCTGATGCATTTTCTAAGGCAGTTCCAGTTATTGTATCAGATAAATCTGCATGATTACCCATCTGTACATTATTTGCAAGATCATAAGTTGTTGCTTGAGCACTTGTTGCAGTAAATCTCAACACGTTTCCAGCAGAACCATCTACTAATGCTACTCCATTAACATGTGTTAAAGTTGCTGTTCTATTTCCTCCAGCTCCAGCTGTAAGTACTAGAGTTGTTGCTGATCCAGCTTCATAAGTTACAGATTCATCGTAGGTAATTTCAAATACGATATTATTTGAAGTACCATGATCTGCAGAAGTAACTATTCTATGATTTGTCATTGTTGGATGTTTCAATCCAGTTGCTGCAGTTGCACCAGCGAGTCCGCCAAGTGCGACTAAAATTTCTGGATCGGCGTTTACATTTCCGTTACCAGTTGCGGCTCCACGTGCCACCCAGCCGGATTCAGTTGCATAGACCTTAGTTTTATCATAAGGACTATCTGCAGAATCTGGCAACCATTTTGGTTTATTTGCCGCAGAGTCGTGTGTTGTTCCCCATAAAGGCATTGTTTTCTCCTATTAAATTTAATTACTCGGCTATTATTTTATAACCCATCTCCACATATTTAGGTATCTTATCCCTCATAACAAAGACATATTCTTCTAATTCATAATGTCCTACTGGTTTATCCAAAAACATTAAAACATTAGCTCCTGGCCTAACCATTCTTTCTAATTGTTGCAATCTTTCATTTTCAAATTCTGACCAATTATTTCCTTCCATCGCAGTAGGATCTTTTGCATCAACTTTATCTTTTAATGTTTTTATAACTTCTAATGGAGTAGATCTACGACCCACAAGATTTTCCATTTCGTTTGCTTCTTCTACTGGTTTACCGTGTTTATTATGTTGAGCCCAAGCAAATGCATAAGCTTTGTCTGTTCCAACTTTCTTCTTTAGGGCTTTTACTTGATGTTCTCTACCAGGAGGGGCTTCTTCATTTGTAAATTCTTCATATCCTGGATGACTAACCTTTTTAACCAATTTCTCTTTAGCTTTTGCCGTACGATCTGCCCATGATTTTTTGATCCATTCTCTGGTCGGTAAACCTGCTCTAGCTTCTCTTTCTTCTTTATAGCCCTGTTTTCTATTATGATCTTCAATATCATTTGGATGTTGTATATTAATATTCTTTTCAACCTTTTTTTCAATATCTGGAAGATCATCTTTATTGGTGATTGCTTTAACATGCTTTTCAAACCGTTTCTTTCTTTTTGCTTTTAAATCTTCAATTAATTTTTTTCTATTGTGCGATTTTTGTTCGAGTTTAGGATTAACAGTCACTTTTTCCTTTTTCTTAGAAAGTTTCATTTTTGGTTCTGGTTTTTCTTTTGGTGCTGGTGCTTCTTCCGGTTCAGGAGTTTGGTCTAGATCTCCATCATAATTTCCTTCTTCTTCACCTTCATAATCCAATTCTTCTTCATCCTCTTCACCCCCCTCTTCATCTTCTTCTTCACCATTTTCAAATCCATGATGTTTCATTGAAGTTCGTAAGTCATCGTGGTGTCCCGCCTTTTCATCATCTGGTAAAGTATCAAACATAGCTTTAGTAATATGATCTTTATCATGTTTAGGTGATTCTTCTTCACCTTCGCCGTCTCCTTCTTCTGCATCTAATCTGCTTTTTACTTCATCCTTTATTTCTGGACTCACTTTAGCGGTTTTTGCCCATTCATCAAATGTTTTACCTTTAGCAATAATCTTTAGTGCATCCATAACAGCGGCTTCATCTCCACCTGTCTTCTCTTTCTCAGGTGCCGCTTCAGTAACTTGTTGTTTCAACCAAGGAGGTCCACCAGTTATAGTCAATGGTTGAACTTTAGCAGTTCCACTTACATTATTCCCACCAACTGTTAAAACTTGTACAATAGATTCATCTAAAGTTGACATATTATTGTCCTATTCTAATTGAATTATATTTTTGTGCTGATTTTAATGTTTTATTCGCATAATCTACTCTTGCTCCACCAACATTTACTTTTCTATCTGATATTAAAGCCTTATATTTTTTAGCATATTCTTTTTTTACTTTTGCTACTGGGCCTTCTTCTTGTGCTAATTCAACAGTTCCATATCCATCAACCTCTCCCGTAACATCTCTTTGCATTTTATACTTATATGTAGCATAAAGAAGTTTTTCTGCATCTTGTCCTGGAGTATCACCAGCATAAGATTTCACCATCTCAGGAGTTCCCCATTCCAACGGCCCACGCTGATCCACATGTTGTCCAAATCTGCCATTTTCTTGTGTGTCTGATGTATCCATTTTACCAGGATGTGGACCCCATGATAAAGATTCTAAAATTTGATATAAAAATGGTCTGTTGAAAATATCTCCCTTTGTACAATTATAATCGTGTTCTATATTTTCAAAAAGTTTATCTATTTTTTTCACAGAATATTTTATACCATCTTCTAATCCATCTTTTCCATGTTCAAACAATAACATATTACTAATTAATTTATCCGTTTCTTTCATTGCCTCAACGACATAAACATTATGTTTTGATTGTGATAATATAATAGCTCTAAGTTCTTTGAAACATTCTTCAACTAACGGCATATTTGAAAAATATTCTGTTTCATAATTTAAATAAACATATTCATTATCATTTTTTGGTTTATCAATTGTAAGTCTTTCAGGTCTAATTGGCCATTCTCTATCAAACATTGCCTCTCTTAAATTCAATCCCTTTCTAACATCCTTCAACATTTTCATCGCGGATCTATCTGACATTGCCTCTGGTAATCCCTTTTTAAATGATTCTATATCATTTTCTGATGCCGCTTTTCTCATTTTAGAAGCAGACATTCCTGACACTCCTTCTGCATCTGGATCTCTTGTTCCTGCACTATGAACTTTAATGTAATCAAATTCATAATATCCATGTCTTGATTTTTTACCATTATATTGTTCTAACAATTTTTTAAAATCTGCAACTCTATCACTTCCTACAACCATACATAAATTATCATACTGATCATTTAATTGTACTGCTGCCCCTAATGCATCTTTAATATTAATATCTCTGGAAAAAGTTTTAACAAAATTAGGAAACATTTCCTTCATATATTTCATTTTTTGTTGATTAGTCAATGGATTCTTTTTAGAATCATGAGATTGACTTCCAAAAACATGTAATTCAGTATTATATCTTTTTGCTACATTACTTGCCCCTTCCAACAATCGACCATGACCAGTTGTTGGTGGATTAAATCTACCAAAAACAAATACTCCTGTCTTACCTTTTGCTTCTTTTATGAGATTTTTATATGTTTTCATTTTCCCTTAACCTTATCTCCAAGTTTCTGATGCATACCAAAAGTCAAATACCCGTTATTGCCATCTTTTTTAAGTTGTTTTAAATGTTTTGATGCTACCTTTTTATTGCCAAGGAAAACAATTTCACCTGAAGAATGTTGAGGAATTCGTTCTGGTTTTCCTTTTATTTTTACAACTCCATAATTTTGATTCTTATTCACTCCCTCAAAGAATGATTTAAAATCTGCAAAAGATCCTTCTTTCTTTTCACCAAATTCTTTTTTAGCCATTCCTTTAACAAATTTTACAGCTTGTCCTCTTCGTTTTTTTCTTATTTCAGGGCTCTTCATGCTATAATCTGCACCAGTAGGGTTAGGCTCTCTTCCTTGAACTTCTGCTTTCCTTGCAGCTTTATAAAGCAATTCTTTAGACATTTCATTAACTTTAACGTCTTCTTTTTTCAAATAATCAGAAAATCCTTTACCCATATTTCAATCCTGTCTGAAAATTCCGGAAGCTTTACGATTTGCTCTTTGTGCCCTTCTCCAGGTATTTTCTTTATCCATCGCTTCTCTTTTCTTTTTTTCTTTTTCTTTCTTCATATCATCTGCAGCATCCGGTTGAACGTCTTCCGATTTCTGTGCTCGCCATTCTTTAAATGAAGTAAATCCATAATCTACACTTTCTTTATAGTCAGGATCTTTCACAACAGTAGTAGTAGGAGTACCTGTCTTCTTTTTTATTTTTGTTGAATGTCCCACATTATCTGGTATTTCTACACCTTCTTTTTTCGCATAAAACGCAGCACGATCTCTTTCTTGCTTATCTGGAGGTAGATGTCCTTTAGGTATATCCATTCCCTTTTTCTTTACAGGAACCTTTGCGTGTACTGTTGGATTTGCTTTTTTGTGTTGTGCAAAATGATCATCCCCCTTATACCACGCATCCCGTGCCCGTTCTTGGTCATCCTCATTTACTTGTCCAGGAGTACCTTCATCAGAACTTCCTTGTTTATGTGGAGACGTTTCTGAATTTCTTTTATCCGCCCGTCTTTTCGCAACTTGTTCAAAGGCTAATATAAACTCCTCCTTCTTTACTTCTTTTTTCTTATTCTTACTCTTTGATAATTGTCTTCTTAACAAATTAAAGAATTCAGGAGCTTCATCAACCATACCTAAAAATTGTTGAAGAACATTTATTAAAATTTGTCTTTCCACAACGGTTGTTATTGTCCCGCCTTTAATTTTTTTCAGTGCTGACTTAAAATAAGGTAAGTCCTTTTTGTCTTGAATTAATCCAGCCATAACCAGCTGTCTTAATTTTGTGGACATACCCTCTTCTTCGTCTATCATCACTTTATAAGACGTTTGTGTTAAACTATCCATTTATTAGCTCCAATTCTTTAGTTCTACATTAAAATTATTTCTTGAAAATTCTAGCCGGTCAACCAATTTGACTGCTCCGCCTTTTATTTGATCTACCGCCACAAACCCCTCTGGAGCAGTTACTTTATAACCAGCACCATCTTTAACAAAAGTTTGCGTTAATTGTTCCATATTTTCCAATTTAGATATTATCATCATTTTAGCATCAATTAACATATTCATTAAATCGAATATTTTTTCTAAATCAGCTTTCTTCTGTAGGAAGAACTTCAAAAACTCATTTTTCCGTTGTGTTTTTTTATCTTTAGATGCATCAGTTTTTAATTTATTAATATCTTTATCGTATTTATTTCCTATATATCTTATCAATTGTGTCACATGTGTTCTTGTATTTCTTATTTGTTGTCCTGTTTTTATTTTGCTATTATTAAAAGTTTTTATAATTGTATTAATTTCAGAATCATCAGCTATCATGTTTAGTGTATTCGCTGATATGTTTTGAAAAGTTCTTCCTACAGAAGAAAGAATTTTAGTAATAGTCTCCGTGTCCCTTGCTGTGAAGCTTGCTGTACCGGATGCATCAGTAAATTCTGCATCTCTAAACCAGATATCTTTATTCTTTAATAACCTGTTAATATTTATATTGAAAGACGATTTCATATCTTCTAATTTTGTACCTTTGTATTCCGTATGAAAAACAATGCCCATTTTTGAGTTTAATATCGTTTTTCCCAAATCAGAACCCAAAGGAACCGCATAAACTATAGTATTTGGATGAAAAGTGATATATCTCTCTCCTTCTATGGTTTTAATTAGCAAATCTTCTTTAGCAAACATCATATCTCCCTGTAATACCCCGCTAATTCCCAATTTTGGTAAATGTTCCAGAGCAACTTTTAACTTTGATGCAAGTCCAGGAGGATGATTATCATCAATATCTTGTGGTGTGTAATTTATTTTAGGTGTTTTATTGAAAATGCTTTTCGATCCAACAAAAAATTTACCATTATCAGGATTAATTCCACAAAAAACCGCAGGTGCACCGTCCCATTTAGTGGTAATGTAGGTATTTTTCGTTGAAGATCCCGCCAACATATCTCTAAGTGATTGCATAAAATTAATTGAACCTCTAGTCCCAGCCACTCCACCATTTAAAACTTCATCTTCTATGTGTTCTAAATGTAGATTTTTACCAGCTTTTGCTTCAATAAGTAATATGTCTCTAAACGTTTTCATTTTTTTGGTAATTCCCCAAAAGAAGGTTTATCTGGATTAACCCCCATATCTTTTAATTTGTCTCTAAGTTCTTTTACATCTTTTGCTGAAAAATCAAATTTGTTCCATGCATCACCATAAAATCCTTTTAATCCTTTTCTATAAATTTGAACTTCACCTTTAGGTGCATCAAATGCAACTATCATACCTCTTGGCATACCCTCAATTAAATGGTCTTTAAAAGTTTTCATCAAATTTTCCTTCCAATTTCTTTTGCAACAACTTCTCTTGTATAAATTTCTAACTCCGAAGAATATTCCCATCTCTTTGATGGTATCCTGTATTTTGCAACAAATGCATCTATATTTTCTTGCTGTTCTTCATTTTCAATATTTCCATCTTCTTCTTCATTATCTACTTTAATTGGTATATAATGAATTTTTTTAATCTTAATATTATTGACTATTTGTTCATCCCATGAACTATCTGTTTGTCTTTTTGATTTTGCATAACCATAAAATATACTACTCATTACCTCTGAATTCTTTTTAATAATTTTCTCTACACCATCAAAATAATCTTTTATTACCAATCTTAATGCTCTACCATCTCCAGACAGGTGTTTTTTCATGTCATTCCAAAGTTCAAATTCAAATTCTCTTCGCACTCTATCTTTTCCCAGTATTGGACTAAGATGTTTTAATACAAGTTCTCTTATTAAAACATTAAGTTCACGTTCTACTACTGCAAATTTGGGTCCCGTTCCACCCCTTTGTGCATTAGCAAACCAAGACATTTCAACCCATCTTCTACCCGCTGTATCTACAGTACTCATTATATCATCTCTGGCAGATACAATAATATCGGCATCCAGTTCTGCAACAACGCCGCCTCCTGCAGCTATACCACCTTCCAAATAACGAGACATCATTGTGAAAAATGCTGAGATGGACCTCTTTCCCCCCTCAAGTTTTTTTAATTCATATAAGTTTTCTGCCCTCAGCACATGAAAAACTGTTGTACGTATCGTATCTGGCCATATCCTTTTAAACATGGGCCCTGAAATAGGAATCTTTAAAGCACTAGAGGCTCTCCCTTGACTTGCAACATCAAACACAAGATTTGACGCACTTGTTTGCGCAAATTCTGTTAAAACTAAATCAAGATAGGTTTTCAACCTTTACTTCTCCTCAAGGCTTGTACTTCTGTTTGTGCAATTTTAGTAACATAATTTGATAAGTCTCTAGCTCCATTCACCCAATGTGTATGAGGAATTTTACCTAATCTTGGAATTACTGATTTTTTTATCCAATCTGTTTCTCTAGTTTTCGTATTAAAAGTATGAACTTTTATAATTTTAATTTTATCGACTACTTGTTCATCGTATACATTCCATTCTGATAATTCTGAATCTCCTCCTACCATACGACCAGAGGGATGCTTAACTGCTACTGTTCCCCTTCTGACATAATATCCATGAACTGCTCCTTGAATATCTTTTTTATGCTTCTTGAGAATTACATTTACACCATCAATATAATCTGCAATTATCAAAGACATCTTTTTACCATCATCTTTAAAGGCTCCTTGTAAATGCCACCAAGCTCCCAATCCTATATCTGGTTCTATTTTTATGAGTTCTTTAGTTTTTGGATCATGTTTTATTGCAAGGTCTATCAACATCTTTTCAAGTTCTTTATGCATAGTCTTTTTTTTGTCTATGTTCATCAATTCAACCCATCGTCTGCCGGTTTTATCTGGCATACTCATCAAATCACCCTTACTTGACATAATAATATTTGCATCTAATTCTACAATAAGTCCGCCCCCACCTTGTATACCATGTTCCATAGTACCGGCGTCCATATTAAAAAAAGCAGAAATTGATTTTTTCCTATTCTGTAATTTCTTTAACTTATCTAAACCAATACCATTTGTAACATGAAACACCGTTGCTCTTGGTAATTGTACTTGAAAAATCCATTCCATTGTGCTAGATGTTAATGGAATTTGCATATACTGAATTTGTTGAAATTCAAATATTTTTTCAGAAGCGCTTCTTTGCCAAGCTGGCGGGTCTTCTTTTAGATATCCTTTAAATGTTTTCATCTTTTATAAAGTTTTTTAAAATCCACTCTTGTACCAGCTTCTTTTTCAAGTTTCTCTGGTGTTACCTTTTTTAACTTGGCACGTTCAAAATAACTATTTTTTCCATGTGTAGCCACGAGCTTTATAAACATATTTTCTCCTTTCACACCAACTCTACCTGTATGCCAAGAGCTACCATCATATGCTACATATTTCTCAGTATTATCCTTAGATGTGTCCAAATAATATTCTACTTTTTCTTTTAGATGTTGTTTAAATGTTCGCAACTGAATCTCCTGAATTACCTGTTTTATTTGCAAGTGATACATGAAAAATTCTCTTAGGATCTGGATTTGCTTGTATTAAATCAGTAACATAATCCTTGAGTTGTTTTTGCTGTTTTACTTTCGTATACCACGATACTCTTCCACCAAACTTCACTTTCTTTGGTTTTTCAAACTCTAATTTAAAATTTGGGTCTGGTAAAGAATTATGAAATAATCTTTTTCTCAATTTTTTCCATTCAGGCCCAGCTGCAAGAGTTATATGTAAATCTTTTATTGGTTTCATATCTGAATTTTTCGTCACAACACCATCTCTCATTTTTGATAATGCTCCCATATCTTTTGAAGATAACATATACTTCAAAACACTTTCAACCTTGACTTCTTCTTTAATGTTATATTTATTTTTAATTGCTCTCAATAATTCTAATTTATTATTTTTACCAGTATTAACTGCAAATTCAAGAGCATAATTAAGAGCATCTCCTACTTGTATCCCTTTCAGTCCTATTCCCATTAAATCTCTTCCTCCAATTGAAAGATCTTTAATTGATGTCACAGTCATTCTTCTAAGTCTACTAGAAAGAGTAGGTCTATTCTTTACCTTTAAATATTCATCTATATTTGCGATACCTTTATTATCAACATTTTTTATAAATTGAACAAGTTTAAAATCATTTTTTTCTAAAAATGGAGAGTTATCTGTATATGTGACTACACTTTGAACTGCTTCAGCATCATTATTTGATAATCTCATTTTACTTATAACCTCTTTTCCTGCATTTGTACCATATCCATTCATTAACATTCCCATAAATGCGGGAAATGCTTTTTTATCAAGTTTATCAATTGATGCAAGATCAATTTTTCTTAAATTTGATTGTGGTAAAATATGATCAATTAATCCTGTATCAAATAATAATTTAATTCCAATACTAGGTTTCTCTGCTTTAGTAAACATCTTACGAAACTCTTCTTGAAATCTCTCTGATGAAACTGTTGATATAGACTTTGCGTTTTTCTTTATTTCTTCAAATGTTTTTGATTCAATCTTAAATTCAAATCTTGCCGCAAACTGTACTGCACGCAACATTCTCAATGGATCTTCTTCAAATGCAACTGGACTAATCATACGGATTTCTTTTTTCTTCAAATCCGTCATACCTTTTCGACCTATATCAATTACTTTTCCTGTATCTAAATCTTTTGCTAGAGCATTAATCCAAAAATCTCTTCTTAATTGATCTTGTTGAAGTGTAATTCCCTTTCCTAATTTGACTTCAAAATCCTTATGTCCCTTTCCCGTACTCTTTGAATCTATTCTAGGAATTGAAATATCAATTTCTCCGGAGCTACCTTCTGGAGTATACTTAATAATACCAAAAGATTTTCCAACCAGATTTACCTTTCCAAATGGTTCTAAAATTTTACCTAAAGCTTCTAATTCTATTCCAACCACTAAAAGATCTAAATCTTTTGATACTTTTCCTAAAATTTCATCTCTTACCGCACCACCAATTTGATATATCTTACCACCACCTCGTTTGACCGCATTTCTTACATCAGTAGAAAGTGTTGCCGCAAGATCATTTTCATGTATTATTTGTTTGAAGGATTTCATGAATACCGTGTGCTATAGATTTATATTTAACCTGTTCATCTTGTTTTTTATTTCCATAAATTGCGTCATTAGCATTCTTTAGATGTTCAGCAAAACCTTTGTGTAATACCATTTCAAATTTAAATTGTCCACCATATCCATTCCCATCTTCTCTAATTCCAATACCTGCAACAGGAATAACTTCTTTTGAACCTTCAACATTATATCCAATATAAGGGTTTCCTTTTTCATCTTTCAATGGTTCAAAACGTTCACTTATTTTACTATAATCATCTGTACCAAATATATGTTTCATTGTATGTGGATCTAAAGAAAGATCCCCAATTGCCATAACTTCTTCTCTTTCAGAAACGCCCTTCAATGGAAAATTACCTTTGATATCAGTCATCATTCCTTCTGTTAATTTAGGATTTTCTAGTATAGCCGTTATTGCCGCATCTTGATAATCTTGGCTAACTTGTCTATGTTCTTTAAGAAATTGTTTAGCTTCTCCATCACCAGCCTTCGCTACTTGATTTAATGCTGTCAACAATACTTTTGATTTATCTCTAGTTAAATCCCACTTTCCGCCCTCTTTCTTGTTTGTTATCAGTTCTTTTAAATCACTAACTTTTTTTGACTTCATTAAGTCTGATAAAGGTGGTTCATTGGGATTAATTTTATCAAAATGTTTAGTTACCGCCTCTACTAATCTATTTCTTTGATTTTCCCCAAATAAAGATGCTTTAATGGGGTCTGGTAACTGATCATCCCAAGCTTCAAATTTTCCTGTACCAGAATTTAAAAAGTTTACAAGTGTAGATTTTTTTAATGAAACTTCATGAAGAAAACTGCCGTCCTTTCCTTTAACTCTGAAAAAAACATCTGTTGAATATCCTTTATTTTCATCATAACCTTCACCCCACATAGCCTCAACATCTTCTTTTGTATCCCAACAACCAAACTCTATTTCAGAACCTTCTCCATGTTCTTTTTTCAAATAATTAAATATTGCTTTTCTATTTCCGTGTGCCGCATCAACCCAAGAATCATCAATTACTTTTTTCCTTTTTATCTTCCCCTTCTTATCTTTTTTATAATCAGGGTATGTGTCTTCTAAATCTTTATTATATTTTTTTAAAACATCTCTAAATTGATCAGCATCTTTATCATCCATTGTTGTCATAGCCATTGTCATCAATTCTCCCGCTTGAGCAAAGATTTTACCAGCACCACCCTTAACATCTGAATAATTCTGATATTTTCCTGACGCCGCACCAGAGGCTTCACAATTTGCCATTCTTTCAATAAGATCAAAAACTCTAGGAGACACTTTTTTTCCACGCAAATTATTTGGAATTTTAAATCTATCTGGTGGAGGGCCCTGGGTGGCAAATTTAACATTACCTAAAAATTCTTCTAAGTCTTTTCCTTTACCAATTGGTTCATTCACTCTATCACTATTTTGTGCATCTTCAATACTTACTGTTTCAATTTGTCTATGTTTATTTTTTTGATCGGATGTTTTTTCTTTTACTGTTGGTTTTTTCTCTGATTTTGTAACTACAGATTTTGCATTTTGAGTGTCAGATTTTACTCTTTTCTTTTTTGATTCAGAGGGATGTCGAAAATCGTGTGGGACTTCATCTTTACTATAACCATGTTTTTCAGCTTTATCATCTTTCTGTTGGGTTTTTCTATCTAATTTTTGAATTTCTTCACCACCTGTCGGATGAGTTCCATTAACCCAAGCTGTAGCATGGATTGCATCATTAAAATATTCTCTTTTATTTTCACCATTTTTAACACCAACCCAAGAACCACTATTACTTTTATATATTACACCTCTTCTTAATTGTTTAAATCCTTGATGTTTCTTATCTTTTTGCTGCTTTGTGTGATGGGCATGTTGATCTACATGATATGCGTGTGGGTCTTTTGATTTGGAGTCTTTATCTCTATAAGGGCCTGGCTCTTCCCTTATAAATTGATTAAATGATTGTGGCATAACTCAATATCCTGCTATAATTAAAGATTATAACTATTTATGTTTATAAAATTGTCTCTTGAGTTATCTAGAAAGGAGTTTGAAGGCATTTTCTAATCCGCCGATGAGATAATTTTTCCCTAATTTTACATCTGCGATTTTTCCTGGTGCTTCTCCACCAATACTTTTCATATTTTTTAAATAATCCTTCATTGCCTTCATATCAGGATTTGCTGCCTTAGGGATTTTTACTATTCCACTTTTTTCCATATATTCTAAATGTTGACCACCTCTTAATGTAATGAGCCATTCTTTTCCTCCTGCACCAGGACCATGATCCCAATTTATAATATCAATAAGTGGTACTCGTAATTTTTTAGCCATCGCTGCAATATCTGCTTTAGTAAGACCATTGCCTTCTGTTAATATTTGTTTTGCGATATTTTCAATTGGGCCGTCATAGTCTTCAACATACTTGTTTAATTCATATTTACCACTATCCATTCCATAAACCTGCATGTGTAATCTTTTTTTAACAGATTTTCCATCCTTTGTTAAATTGACTTTTTTGATAGCGGTTTTGCCGGGTGATGGTTTTCTTTGCCCAAATGTAACTTCTCTGTCCCATGAATCTTGATCTACATCAAAACCATGAGCTTTTTTGGTGTGATCTTTTGCGTGTTGAACTGCTGCAGAATAAGTTGGATGATATATGTCATATGGTTTTCGTGCTTCTTCAATTCCTGCTTGGGCTTTATTGGATTTTTCAACCTCTTTCATAGAATCCTTTTTTGAAACATTACTTTTATTTTTCTCAAATTGTTTATAATTTTTATTTTCTCTCATTGGATTATCAGAAACTTTAATTGTTGGATGATGAGCTAACGGGTCATGCACATCCTTTTTAGCTTTAGAAAGTGTACTCTTAACACCACGCTCTATTCCCTTTTCAACATGTAATGTATCATCTCTCCATTTAAATTTTCCAGAATGTTTCTTCAATAGAGAATTAATCCTTTCCATATTTCTTCTATTGGGCATTTCCTCAAGCTTAACTTCTTCAATATGAAATCCTTTATCATCACAATGATCACAACCTTTACCTTTACATTCTGGACATTTTACCTTATGTCCTTCTTGTTGAACTTCTTCTTTCTTTTGGTTTTTCTGTTGCTCTATATAACGTTTATCTCGTTCTTGATGTATTTTTTCATACTTGTTTTCCATCTCTTTATCGAGACGTTTTGATTTCGCCCATTCAGATTCTTTTTTTGAAATTTTGTTTACTGCTTCTCTTTCACTTCGTTGCCTTCGATCATCACCTTCTTCAAGATCCGCTTCTTCATTTTTCCATATGCTTGTTGATCCTACCTGTGCAACAGTTAGTTTTTTGTGATCACCTGTTTGCATAAGTTTCTGTTGTTCTCGTTCTGCTTTGGCTCCAGAACTGTGAGTACTAACTATGTTTCCTTTATCATCAGTAATTTTATGTTTACCTTTTTTCCATCCTTCTTTAACTTCCAATTCTTCTTTAGGACCATATCCCTTAGGCGTTACATCTGTTATTTCTACATCTCGTAGTCTCGCCCCTTTTCTCATGCGTGCTGCAACTTCTGGTTTTGGATTACCTTTTTTGTCAAAGAACTTTGCGAGATGGGGAGGTAATTTTGATGCTTCATCAAAATTGAAATCTTCTTTCATCAATTTCATACCCATTCTTTTTCGTATGACATTTATCTGCTTGATGATCTCTTTTTGTTTTGGTGAACCAGGCATAGATTTCAACCCCTTCACCATCAATGCATACATATCTGTTGTATCTGATGAACCTTCTTCAAGTTCTACTGATTGATAAGATTTAAATGTTTTCATTTTTTTAGTGCATATCCTTTTTCATCTCGATACTTTATAATTTTTTGAGCATCTTCTTTATCTTTTCTAGTCATTCCATGACCATAATTACCATAATTAGGAGACTGTGGTAATTTTTCAACTTTTCCACCACGCTTTTTAAATTTCGCTATTGCATCAGCGAAGTTTGACTTATTTTCCTCTTCACCCATGATATGAAAAGTATCCTTAACTCCTTGACTTCTTAAATGCTTATCGACTTTATCTACATGTTTCGCTGGAACATGAAGTTTTCCTTTTTTCCATTTACCTTCTACATTAATATCAGACAATGCCATCTTTACTTGTAATTCTAGGCCCTCATCTACGGTTTCTTGTAAAACTTCTGAATTTTCATCAGGAATTCTTTGTTCTTCTGGTGTCATTTCCGGTTGAACGTCTTCAGGTGTATCTGTCTCAGGTGGGTTTGCGGAAGGATTAACTACCGACAAAACAGCGTTATTTAAATTTTCAAATTTTGATTTCTCAGTAAACCACATAATAGTCTCCGTTATAGTAATATGTATTTGCTATATTTAGTTAAAATTAAACTTGTCAAAGTCTTTCTTTTTTTCAGTATTCTCTGTGGAAGGAACATCATCATATTCATCTGTTTTTTTAACTTTTTTGCTATTATCAACAATATCAGTAATACCTGTTTGTGCAGACTCTTCAAGATCAAACAGTCTCATTTTTGTTCTATCCACCCCAATCATAAATCTTTTATAATATGTTGGGTCGCTATATCTATTTTTTAATTGCTTAACTAAAAATTGACCCAATTCTTCAAGCTCTTCTGTAGATATTATGGCAAACATAAAATCAGCCGTGGCAGGTAAACCAAAAGATTCAGACGTATCTTCCAATCCAATATCTGTAGAAGTAAATCCACTTCTTGTAGTTTGTGTAGCAGAAACAATAGGAACATTATATTCAACGGCAAGACCTCTTAATTCTTCCGCAATAGATTTAATATATGAATAAGAATTTACATATGCTCCTGCTTTGATTCTAGATGAAGTACATATATTTAAATAATCAATAAAAATAATATCTGGTTTAAAATCTCTTTTTAAAGCCAATTCATTCAGAAGACTTCTAAAATGTTGGGCTCCTGCTGCGGCAGTTGGATATTCTTTTATAATTAATGTTCCTTTAGCCTTATTTTTCAGCTTTTCTACTTTTTGATCAAAAATAGCCTTTGGTAAATCAGAAATATCATCCATAGAAACATTTAAAAGATTCGCATCAATTCTCATTGCAATCTTTTCTTCTGCCATTTCTAATGTAATATATAATACATTTTTACTTTCATTTAAACAATTAGCCGCAACATGACACATGAATAAAGATTTACCAACTCCTGTACCAGCCAAACAAATATTTAATGTCTTTTTTGATAATCCACCCTTTGTAATCTTATTAAAATATTCTAAATCAAAAGGGACCTTTTCCTCAACCTTATGATAAAAATCATAACGTTCATTACTATCATTTATATAATCATGACCAATATGAGGATCAAATGTTACTGCTAAAGCATCTGTAAGAATTTCTGGTATCTTTCCTTTATCTTCTTTAGTTTTACTATTAGGACTAATGATTTGAACACTTTCCATAATAGCATTATAAATGGATTTATCTTGACAAAATGATTCTGTAGTATTAAGTAACCACTCCTCATCAGATATTTCTTCTTTATTTTCTTCTAAAAATCCAACAAGTTTAACACAACTATTATAATCATCTTCATGAAGATCTGTCCTTTCACTCAAATTAATTACAACTGCCTCTTTTGTTGGGAGATTATTATAAGTCGAAATAAATGAATGCAATTCTTCAAAAAGTGCCTTTTCTCCTTTATCTTCAAAAAATACACCTTTAAGATAAGGTATAACTTTGCGAGTATACGTTTCATTATATAATAGATTTTTTAATATTAAATGTTCAACTCTATCCATCTAATTCTGTTACTCCCACTTGACCATATAAAAATTCTTTTTTGCAAGCTGCATTTATACCATCCATAATATCATCTGTAAAAAACTTGTCTGGATCTGCATAAACCGCCTTTCCATAATGTTTTCCTCCATCTGGAAATTCATATCTATTTGATACCTTCTTTATTATACCATACTTTTCTGCAATGTCAAGTAGTCCATAATATCTATCTAATCCTTTATCATATGTTAAAAGAACATCCACTATTCTATTCTCTTTTGTTAATCTAGATTTATGTGTTTTACAATGTATGATATTACCAACTACTACGTTACCAACCTTTTCCTTTTTCTTTGACAAAAATAATATAGTTGATGCTGCATATTTTAAACCAGATCCTCCACCCATTTCTTTAGTAGGAAACATCGACCCTATTTGATCATAAGTATGATTTGTTACAATCATAGGAATTCCCGCTCTTGCAAGTCTCAAAGTTAAAACTCTAAAAGCTCCTTTTAAAGCGGGGGCTCTTGTCATATCTCTTTTATCAGAACCACTAGTAGTGTCTTCCATCTCTTTAGTAGTTGACAAATTGCCCAAAGAGTCTAGACACATTAACAATGGCGTTTTTTCTGATTCCTTTTCATATTCTGCTATGATTTTTGAACATTGATTTGCAAATTCTTGAACTGTAGTTACAGGAATAACTAAAAATCTATCAGTAGGAACTTCTCTGGCATCCAACATCGCTTTTGTTACTGCAGATTCACTTTCAAAATATATAACACTACTTTCTATATTATTATCAAGAAAATGTTTACATATACCAAGTGTGAAAAAAGTTTTACCTGTTGAACTTTCTCCCGCAATAGCGGTAATCTTATTAGATGGTAACCCACCCCTTATATCTCCTGATAAAAGTGCATTTAAAGTGTAACATCCTGTATCCACATATTCATCTATGTCTGCAGTATCTATTCCTTCGACCGCAATCGAAGCATATGGATTGTCCGCAATAGTTTTTGCTCTACTCAAAAATGTCATAATTATTTTTCCTTAATTAATTTTCGTACTTGATTAAAAAGTCGTTTTTTATTGTGCCTTCTATCCAATTCTACATTAAACTCATCACGAGCAAATGCTTCAAGTTGTTTTTTAGTCATGGATTCAATATTTACTTCAGCTGGTTCAATTTCTATTGGTTCATGATTTATAGGTATTTTTGGTTTTTTTGTGGATTCAGTATAGCCACTTCCAATAAACCAAGCTTTCATTTTATTTAATATATTCATTTTTTCCTTTCATCAAAAAAAATTTTCTAATGTTGATTTTCTTTCAGTTTCCCATCCAATAGTATCAAGAATGATTTTAAGTGGATCAAGAAATGATTTAGTAAATTGTAAGTCATAATCTATGTATTTTTCCAGTTGAAATTCTTTAGGAAATGTATTTAACATAGCAATGACATTAGCTGTTGTAGGATTTGGTACTTTAAGATAGGTATATTTAATTTTTTCACCTTCTTGAATAACTTGATATTTTCTTCCCAAACTATTTTTGCGGATCATATCATTATATATGATTGCTCCACGAATATGAAGTGGAGTTCCTTTTTTCCAAAGTTGATTAGAATCATAATATTTATTAACTCCTTGAACTGACCTTGGAAAAGAAATTTCTTCTATTGGAAGATTTTTAAAATTCCCTTTAAACTCTTCAATGAAATCCAATAACGTTGATTCATCCTTATTCATAATAATGCTAATTGCATCTCTCAATTTATCACGACACGCAGAAGGAGTTGATGATTTAACTGCCTCAATGCCCATCATTTTAATTTTAGGTTCTTTGTAGCGAACACCCTCATTATCATAAACATTCAACATATATCTTTTTTTAGATGTCCAAATGCCTTTATCTGAAAGTCCTTCGCGCTTCATAAACATTTTCTGTTCATAAGCATTCATATATTCAAATAAATTCTGAAATGACTCATTAATCACTTCCTGAATCTTACCCTCACATACTTTATCAAGAAAATTAATAACTTTTTCTTTGTCAATTTCATCTTTAAATACGCTATTAACCAATTTATCAAGAACCACATAAATTGAATCTGTATCACTAGCAATAACATAATCCTTATTCTCAGTTTTTAATAACTTATTTAAGAAATTATTAACATCTCTCTCAATCCATTGAATAGTTAATTGTCCAGATTTAGTGACCGCCTCCGCCTGTCTAGTATCATAAAAACGAAAATATTGATTACCCAACGCTCCATATGCAGAATTAAGTGAAACCTTTTTCGCCATTTGTAAATTTTTAAATTTATCTACTCTATTAGAAATTGCTTTAGTTTTATTTTTCTCATATTCTATTAAAGCATCTATCATTTGCTTCTTATACTGAACACGATCATCATACATATTCTGCATCATTTTTGGAAGAAACCCATGAATATCTCTTCTAAAAAAGTGTCCATTCGCTGCCATACACAAATTATATTTCTTCAAAATAGAAGAATCTATTTTACGATTTAATAAATTATCAACAGTTATTTCATTCTTTAATTTTTGAATATCTGCTGGTAACTCACCAGTTATTAAAGTTTCTGGTGAAATATTATATTGCATAATAAGATGTGGATACAAACTATTCAAATCAAAAGAAACAACCCAATCATGTCTTCCAATTTGTGGATCTTTTACATATGCTCCCGCATATGCCTGATCTTTAAATTTTCTTTCTTTTTGTGGAATAACAATGTCATTTTGTCTTAAATAATTAAAGGTGAGAATATCCCACATTCTTACTTGTTTAAACACATCATCATAATTTGTTTTTCCATCATAAGCAAGAACGACAGCCTGTTCAACTAATTTCTTTTTTTCCTCAATCTGTTCAATCAATTCTACATCTTTAATATTATAATCAATAAACTTTTGATGATCAAGTCTATAAAGTTGATGTAATGTATCATATTCGGAATAATCTAATTTAGCCTCTCCCAATTCAACGTTAGCAATATGATCAAGTCTATAAGATTCTTGATTGACTAAGGTAAATTTTTTGTATAAATCCAAATAATCAAGTACTGAAATACCAGTTAGATTATATGTCTGGTGAAATTTTCCTCCAAGACCCATAACTTTTGATTCTCTAACAAAGTTCCAGGGCGATAATTGTTTTATATATTTTTCACCAAACAAATTTACAAGTCTATTCACAATATATGGAATATCAAAAAACTTAATATTCCATCCAGTTATAATATCAGGTGATATTCTTTTCCAATGTTCTACAAATGCATAAATTAATTCTTTCTCTGATTCACATTTAATATACTCAATATCTTCTCTTGTATTATTATAATCTCCACAACCAATTACAATAAAATCTTTTCCACATTTCATTGATATTGCGGTGATCTCTTCTTTTGCCTCTTCCGGTTTTGGGAATCCATGTTCAGAAGCAACCTCAATATCAATATACATTAATTTAATTTGATTAAAATCATATGTAATTGTTTTGGGATATTCATCAGAAAGATGACAATACATCCAACTAGTATATCCGTAGATTTCAAAATTTTCTACAGTATCATACTTATTCATAAACTCTTTGGCATCAGCAATGTTTCCAAATTTCATTTTGGATACTGATTTTCCACTAAGAGTTTTATATTTTGATTTTTCTTTTGAAGGGATAAAAAGTGTTGGAGCGTATTCTATCTTATTTTTAAATGGTTCTCCATTCTCAATACCACGCTCAAGAACAAAGTTTCCATACTGTGAAACATTTGTATAAAATTTCATTTATGTTTTTTATGTGTATTTCTAGTGTGCATAATATATTATATCAAATAGAAGACTCTTTGTCAAGACAATAAAATCTTTTTAGATTCCCATAAGGCCTTTGACATATTTTATTTTTCCTTTTTGCTTTAAGGCTGTTAAACAATTCCCTCGATTTGATCCATCTCTTTTATAAGAACAATGTATCCATCCTGAATTAGGATCTACACCATTATAAAATTCAAGAATTAATTGATCAAATTCTAGATTATCTGCTATCCATTTAGCAAGTTTTGGATTAGAAATTTGATAACTTTCAAAATCAGCAGCTTCTCCATTACAATGCTGACTCGTTTTAGACCCACCCACTTTTGAATTGAGTGTAGGAGAACGATATCCAGAATTTAAAGTAATAACTCCGTGAACTTCTCTTATTGGTTGCAATACTGCATGAGCAAGTACTGATAAATTAATTAAATGTTCAGTAGTTGCCGGAGCATTATCAATTCCCAATCTTTCTGCTGTAGCACTTTTTATGAATTCATTTAAGTGAAAATTCTTACTTAGTCGTAAGTTTTCCATCATTGTCTCCTTTTTCAATTTCCTTTGGATATGGCAAAATAGTATAAGTTAATTTTTTCATTAGTTCCTTTTTACGTCTTTTATTTGCATTAAAGACAACATATCTAAACTTTAATGATCTCTCTCTTCTATATATATTTTCTTCTCCAAACATTTCTATGAGCTTTTCTACTCTGTTCTTTTGTCCTCTAAATTTATCAGTAATACTTGCTGGATGTAAATCCATTCCTTTTATTGCAATATCTGAAGTATGTCTTTTATTCATTCCTATATAATACCAATTTGATGATTGATAAACTGTGCCCAAATGATTCATTGATGAATCAGCATAAGATATTATAATCTCTTTATCCAATTTTTTAATTGAATTTGAGATAAGAAAACTTTCTCCATTTTTAGGTACAGCATCGTCTATCCAGAGTCTTGTCAACTCATAGATATTATTCATTTCATCCGCACCACAAAGGGATTTGAGGATTGGATTATAGGCGGGAACTCCGTAGCAAACAACACCCTTTAATGTTCCTCCAAAGAACCCACCTTTTTCAAAGATACCATAAGCCTTAGAACATGGGGCAACACGATGAAGATAATGATTTTTTATCACCATATCCAATGCTGCTCTTGTTTCTATGGGCTCGACTGTATAATCAGCCTTTGATAGCTTTTCTTGTTTTTCCGCCGATTGGGATCTCACGTGGTTTCTTGTAATCAGGGATGATTTGCTCCAAATGTATTGTTAACATACCATCAACAAGATCCGCATCTTTTATTTCAACATCATCAGCAATTGTCCAAGAACGTTTAAATGTTCTTGTTGCAATTCCTTGATGTACAAATTCATGGGATTCATTTACAGTTTGTTTCTCTTTAGAAGAAACGGTTAATACACCATTCTCAACATGAACGGAAATATCATCTTTTGAAAAGCCTGCTACAGCCATTTCAATTAGATACTTATATCCATCTTTTTTGAGATTGTATGGGGGAAATCCACCACTATTGATTGAATGATGAACTGTACCAAGATCATCAAATAAACGATTAAATATTCCATCAAATCCGACAGAAACATTTAATGCTCTTTCTATATCTTGGGGTCGTGCGAATGGAAAATTCGCGAGTGCGCTAGATGTTACCATATATCCTCCTTATAAAGCGAGGTTAATAAATTACCCACTCCATAGCACGTGGCAGTGGGTTTGAGTTATGAGGTTTTCACTATGAACAACCTCAGTCGCGCCAACCTTCTCCCTTTAAGAGATGTTCGCAGCGATGTTTAAAAACTATCCAGATTAATTCTATAAATGAATCTGCAACATAAGTGCCAGATCCTTTAACTGTTAGTTTAAATTCTTTTTTCATAATCTATTTATATCGCAAGTCCAGAAATTCCAGTAGAAGGACCCTTAGAAGGTTCAGATTTTACATCTGTTGAACCAAACCCACCTTCTCTTTCAGTTTTTTGTCCTGGTGCTTCTTTTACTTCCGTTAGAGCATATTTATAATTTTTAATTAATTCTCCTTGAGCATATCTAGTATTATTAAAAATCTGTCTGGCGGTGTTATTTGCATTATACAATATTAAATAACATGGATCTACATAATCACTATCGACTACTCCTTCTCCATTTCCTAACAATAAACCATCTCTTAATGCAACACTAGATCTTATATGAATTCTCACAGAATGATCTTTTGGAATATCAAAAGTCAGTCCTGTAGGAACTAACATACGCTCTTGTGGGTATATTAGTACATATATATTGCCTTGTGAATCTCTTTTAGTTTGTCTTGCTTGTTTTGCTTCTTTATCATCTAACCATAAAGATATGTGTCCATCATTAAAATGTGAATATATGTCAAAGCACGCAGAACCAGTAGTTCCAAATTCTGGACTTAAAATATTTTCAGACTCTTTATAGTATTTCAGACTCGGTATTGCCATCTTCACTCCTTCGCTTATTTCCAATATTATATTTTGGCATCAATGACCATTGATCCTTTTCCTTATAAGAAATTATTCTTAATTGATTCAATGATACTTTATCATCTTTTATTTTATCTACATCAACAATTTCTAATAATTCCCATTCTTCTAATAAACAAGCGATAGTATTTCTTCTCGCTTTATCATTTTCGGAAAAATTCGAAGGTTTACCATCTAAAGAAAATAATTCCTTAAAATGGACAATGTAGTACTTTCCTTGTTTATGGAGGATGTGGCAAGATTGATAGAGGATTTTCTCTTTTTTCGACGCTATACCTATTCTGGTTAGCGTCTCTTTAACTTTTAAGAAATCGTCTGGATTCGCCAATTCAATCTCAATTAAATCCTCGACAGTATTAAACATAATGACTCCCAATAGTATAGTAATTATATGAAATTATTTATAATTTACTTACTTTTGGTAGTTCCACCCTGTTCAAATGCTTGTTTTATTTCATTGTATTGATTATCAGATATTATATCAGATGCCTCTTTTGCCTTCTGATTAGAATAATTAAAATATTGTTTTATTGTTTCTATTCTTTCTAATTTTTCTGATTTAGCCCATTTTGAAAATCTTTTCTTTTTTCTAATAGAATATAATAAATAATCATTCTGCATCCTTTTGCTCGATTCATGTCTAAGATTCATCTCATTTGCATAAAGAACAGTATCAACAAAATAACTTAATCCTCTATTGATAATAAAAGAATTATAATCTCTTTCAATGATATTCTTATCATCATCTTTAAAAAGATTCTTTTTTCCAAAATT